CCGACGTGCGGAAGTTGCCGCACGTCGGCGACGGCGGGCGGGGGACACCAGCCGCTACCAATCCACTGAGAGATGCCCCACACCCACCAACCCGCGAGTTTTGCATCATATTTTTCGGGGTCGCTCATCAGCTCTTCGGCGTGGCCACGCCGATCGCGGAGATAACGATGTCTGGCATGCAGATCGACCTCGTTGACTGGCCAGTCGGCGTAGCGTGCGACCTCATCCGGCGCGTATTGGAGCGCCCGCCAGAAATTAGATAAAAGTGCATCGATATCGTTCACTGTCTCGGTATGGCCAGGCCAGGGACAGCCTAGCAAAATCGCGCCGCTGCCGAAGAAGGGCTCAACGAAGTTCGCCACATGACCAAAGCGCTCCCAGACGAGCGGGGCGATGCGCGACTTGCCGCCGAAGTACGGGTAGGGCGCTTTCAGTGTCGCCGTCACGCTACCACCTCCACCTTGCCCGCCGCTGCGACCGCAACCGCCAGCGCATCCGCTTCGTGCTCACAAAACACGCCACAGCCGCTCGTGATGGCAATCCAGTCACCGCGCCGCATAACATAGGCCAGCGCCTCGATCTCAAACCCAAACGCTTCAGCCGCCGCCATGAGCATCTGTTGCTTCGAGGCGTCGCCGTCGCCAGCCAACACGCGCTTGGCCTCCTTTGGCGCGATCTCGATTGTCAGCAACCCGCGCCGCGCGGCCAGTTCCAGCACCGCACCGCTGACCCGTATCTGTGGCACGCAACTCCCGAATCGCACCACCGGGCTTTCGATCGCCAGCAAGTCAACGGCGTGCTGATCGAGCAGCGTCGCAACCGCATCGTGCGCGGCGACACAGCGCACGCCGATCTGCGCTTTGCTGTCAAGCCGGATGACGCCACGATCGACGACCGCGCCGTTGCGCACCACGTAGCCGATAGCAGTGGAGCTTACATCCAAACCTAAAATCAATACATTTACCGCCATTGTGCCAACCTCGCAATCTTCACATACTTCATCTTCCGCTTACCGCAGAGCCGTATCTGCGCCGTGCTCTTCCTTACAACCACCACCGTACCGACGAAGCAGCGGCGCGGCGTCCAGCTCGACCAGGCGACGCGCTGGCCGGGGGCGATCATTGGCGGGCCTCGGGTAGCTCATTCCATTCCCGGCCATCTAGGAGACGGCCAGCGGCGTGCTTGCCGAGCTTCACGATCCCGGAATCGTTGTGTATCTCGTGGGCGTGTCGCATGAGCAAATCAACAGGTATCAGCCGCCCATCAGCGGCGGCGTATGAGCCCTCTCCCTCTACGCCACACCGCTCAAACGGCAACCACTCGCCCCACTGCTTAAAATGGAACACGATCCCCGCCGCAACCGCCTGGTCCCTGAGCGCTCGCGTCCAATCGGGATGCATCGGACGCGCACCGTGGCCGCTCTCGCCGCCGACGATGAGCCAGTGGATAGGCGGATGCTCGTGATAATGAACATCGTTGCCGATTCGCGTCCAGTCATCTATCAGATAATGATCAAGGTTCACTGGTCCCAATAGCGGCTCACAGCTCAGGAACCTGATCCGCGCCGGTACGCGCAGCAGATGCGGGATGCGCTCATCGGCGCGGCGCTGATCTTCTACGGAGGTGCCAAGCCAGACGTTGGCGGGGATGCCGTAAAATGACTCATCCCACTGGCGCGGCATGAGGCGCATGATATTTTCGGGTCGCTTGGTTAGCAAGAGCCAATCTAAATTAGGCGTCGCTTCGATCAGCGCGAACAGCCGCGCCCGTGCCTCCACCACGCCGGGATGCTCCTCGAACACATCGGCCATGCTCGCGCAGAACACCCGCGCTCGTGTGCCAACGGCTTGCGCGGCTCGGTTCCACTTCAACGGCTGCTTCCAGTAGGCTTCGCTCATCATGCGGCGCGATGTGGTCTTCGCCGGACCCCACACGTTATGGCCGTAGCGCTTTGAGAGCGTCAAAGCGTAGCAATTTTCACAGCCCGGCGAGACCTTGACACAGCCCCACCAGGGATTAAATGTGTGGTGCGCCCACTCGATTTTCGTATCCTGTCCCATCCTCGTTGCCTTCCTTGTGCTACAATGCTCATCCGGCGCGAACCGTTGCCCGTGCCCTGGCCCGGCTGGTGATGCAGCCGGGCCACTACTTTTGTTCTCGCGCCGCAAGCCACCCGAACACCTTTGCTCCAGCTGTGTCGCTCCCTACCGGCTCGTCTTCCCAGCCCTCGCCATCCATCGGCGTTTTCTTCTTCTCGCGACTGAGCATCGCGCTCGTTTCGGGTCGGATGCCAGGTCGCTGGAGCTTCATTTCGCAATCCACATGGCCTTTGTAATACAGCCAGGTCTCAAAAGCGTCCATCACGGCGCGCAACGCCGATTCCTGCCAGGCTTCGATTGTCATCGTCGCACTCGTCTCGCCGGTCTGATCGTACTCCGCTGCGCGTTCGCGCAGTTCCGTTAACGCACTCGCAACATGCTCCGGCTTCGCGCTGTCGAGCTTGATTACAAGTTTGTATGGAGGCTTCTCTTGTGGCATCAGCGTGCTCCTTTCGGCTTTCGTCCAACTGTCTTCACGATATTCGGGCTGCCGTGGCGCTTCGCGCGTAGGCGACAACGATCACAGTACGGCGCGTTCTTCGTTTTGCGGTCACATTTCGGATTTGCGCAGTCCAGTAAGGGCTTCGGTTTTGGCCCACGTCGCAATGTGTCGTGGGTTTCTAGGTCGGTGCGCTGCATCACGCGGCTCTTTCTACGGTAGCTCGAATGCGTCGGCGTGAATGCCGTACGCCTCGTCGATAGAATCGTCGATCACCTGCTTGAATGCATTGACCGCCGCAACCACGAGATGCGCATCAGCAATATCGCGCGCCTCGCAATTCTCCATATCACCAAACGACATGACATGCCGGCCATCGGCGGCGAAAACAGCAACCATACCCACATAGCCATCTCGATTGTCATCTACAACCCACGGCAGTGGGCTATGATGCTGCGTTAAATCACTCACTGTATTCCTCCTGCAATTGCTATCTCCCCCATCGCCCGCTCCGCCCACGCCTCGACCGCCTCGACTTCACCACAGTCGGCCTCGTAGCTTGCGTGCGCCACCAAGATACGGCTCAGGCCGTCGCCGAGCGCGAGCGTGGCGACTAGGCGAGAGCGGAGGATTGCGGCGTCGAGGCGCTTCTTGTGGACAGCGACGCGCGCCGCCTCAACATCCTTCCAGCGCCCCTGGTCCTTCTCGCTCTCGCGCGCCAAGGCATCGTCGAACGACGCGATCAGGGTATGGAGCCGCAACCGCGCCAGCTCCACCACATCCTCGACGTGCGTGCGCATCGCCGGTAGGTCAGCGCGGCACACGTCACAGAGATCGCCCGGCGCGGCGATGTAGATGCGCGTCGCCGTGCCACAGACGACGCAGGTGATCGCGTGGGTGATCGGCGCAGCTGCACGCGGTGCGGAGAAGAGGTCGTCGTCAAGATCATCTTCTAGTACCCCCGCACCATTGACGCGATCGAGTAGGCAATCTTGGCACATGCCGCTCTTGTCGAGCGCGGTGATGGGCGCACCGCATTTGCGGCATGCCGCGCTCACCACCTGCTCGGACTCCGCAACCGCCGCGTTGAACGATGCCCGCAACGCCGGTGAACCAGGAGACCAGCGCGGGTCATTTACAAAGATGGTTCGTGGTGTGATGCCGACTGTATCGGCTTTCATTGTTTCGCCTCTCGGATACGCGCGATCAATTCGTCGCGCACGTCGCTGTTTTTGATGGCGCGTGCCATCGCCTCAGCCATGTTGTATTCGCGCCGATCAAGTGCCGCCAAAACATTCGCGATCTTATTCTCTATAAGATGTCGATCACTCCGATCACTCTTGCTATTTTGGGCATGTTTTTGTGCCGTTTTGTCGCTCTGTGATGCCGTATCTAAAGAGTGATCGCAAGAGTGATCTTCGTCTGAATCACCGATCACTCTTGCGCTATGCCGATCACTCTTGACTGACGAGTCAACCATAGAGTGATCGGAGTGATCGGAGTGATCGGAGTGATCGGAGTGATCGGAGTGATCGGCTTTGACGATTCTGGCATACTTCCCATAGCCGACTTTATCGATCACGCCTTCATTCAGAAGTTTTCGCAGTAACTGTTTGACTGCCTCAACGGGTCGCTCAAGTGTGGTTGCGACGTCTTTCGGGGTGTGCGGTTCGTCGTCGCTCATGATCTTCAGCACCGCTCTGCGCTCAGTGCTGATCGCTACCTCATTGGCCGGACCTTCAATAATGTGCTGATTGAGGTAGCTGTCCCACTTCAGCGCCAGCGGCTCTTCGTTTTCCAGGTCGCGCCCGCGCAGTTCCAGCACCTGTATCATTGAGTCGTTCGGATCGCGTCGCAGGCCCCACATCGTGTTGACCGCGCTGGGCAGCCCGGTTGAGCCGGTGATGCTATCCATAATATCGTCGTGCTTGCCTTTATTGAAGTGATGCACGAGCACGATCGCAACATGGTATTTTTCAGCCAGTGCGTTGATCGGATCAACGGTGTCACGGTCGTAGCGATAGAACTCCTCTTGCTTATTCATTGGTCTGCGGAAGCTGGCCAGCACGTCGATGATCACGAGCGCCGCTTGCGGGTGCGCGATCAGCCAATGCTCAAGATCGGTCAGGCCCTCTTCAGCCTGAGACCACTTCGTGAAGATATGAAAGTTCGCCGGCCAGGCGATTTGATGAACACCAAGCATGGCCCGTGTGCGCTTCTGGATGCGCTGCTGCCGACCCTCAAGATCAAGATAGAGCACATCGCCCTGAACGACAGCAAGCCGACCAATTGCGCGCCCGCCCATCGCTATCGCCAGCCCGATCGCAAGTGACAACCAGGATTTCTTGCTTTTGTACTTGGCAGCGAAGAGACATGCACCCTCGGGCAGAATGCCTTCAATTATCCAGCGCTCGGGGGCGAACTCCTTGTGCTGAAGTTCGGCGAGTGTGATGCCATGCTGTTTCCAGTCCACAACGTAGATCGGCTCTGGCTTTGCAACAGCGATCTCGGCTGGCGCAGTACCGTTGTGGTGCTTCTCGGCTCTCGGTGGTGGGATGTCGCGCGGTCTGGCCTTGCCATAACTGATGCCGTCGAGCGCGGTGCGATAGGTGTCAGCAACATCGGCGCGATGTAGGCCCGCTGCGCGGGTGATTTCGTCCAACACCTGCTGTTCGTCGAGCGCGCCCGCACCAACGAGCGTGCCCAGCTTGATCGCCGCATTGCGGATCGTATCGTGCTTCATGCCCGGTGCGGCGCGTACAATAGATGCGATCTCGCCGTCGAGCGCGGCACGCGCATAGCGCTCTGGTCCATTCGTGCGCGGTGCTGGCGTAGCTACTGATTGCTGTGGCGCGGCCACGAGATGTGCGCAGTAGGCCGCAAGCTCATCATGCGAGTACAGCCGGTCGAAATCAGCTGACACAAACGTGACCGGGCGCGGCGGCTGATATTTGTAGTTCAGCGTGCCAGGCACCCTAAGCACCCGCGCCAAGTCTTTCACCGCTGGGTCACTGCCGATGTAAGCAACCCAAGCCGCTTGTAACCGTTTGGCCTGTTCTCTCGTCTCTTCGTCGCGCATGAGCCAAGGATCGGCAAACAGATGGTAGAGGTGATATCCGCCGCCGCTGTCGATTACGACGCTGGGCTGTGGATCGATGGATAAGATGCGCTCCATGACTGCTGCTTTATCATTGCCGAAATCTTTGGCGTCCAGCTCGCTATAGAGGCAGTTCAGCGCGGCGATGATACCAAGCTGCGCCCGCACTTCGCGCGGGTCTTTTGCCTTGCCGCGCGGATTGGTTGCAGGTATCTCGGTCGTCGGATGCACGCCAACATATATATTGCGCTGACCACCGGGCAACGGCGTGCGTTTGCCGATCTCCCACCAGAAGGATTGCCGCCCCTCCATTGTCCACCAGTAGCCAAACGATCCGCTCCTGTGGAGGTGGTCAAGAAGGCGCGCGGTGTCTGTGTTGATCATGTGCGCCGATCTCTGCTAATACGAAATCCCGCCCCTGGCCTGGTGCAAGCAGGCAAGAAGCGGGATCACTCTATGACGTATGCGGTTGTGCTGGCGCGTGTGTTCTTGCACTCCACACACGTCATAGTCTTCAGGCGAGCGCCGCCGCTCACACTGCGCAGTATAGCCGATCTCGGCTTTGTCGTCAAGTATTTAGCGCGCATAGCGTTGCTCAGCTAGTCGTTTCCGCAACTGCCAGTAGCGCCGTCGCCAGCCGCGTGTGGCCTCCATTCGGCAGATGATCCAATCCAGTTGGAGCATCGCTAAAGCCCCTTCAGTGTGGCGTTATCGGCGATCGACGCGCGCCGCTCATGCGGTATGTCGCCAAGGTGCCAGAGCGAATCGATTTCAATCTCACGCCCGTCGAAGAATGCGATCCGCCAGCGCTGCCCGCCGAACCCCTTTGGGCAGTCGCCGCTACTTCCGATGTGATAGGCGTGGCCGTTTGCAACGACAAGGCGATCATCGGTGCGCGCCGCAATGGCCAACCAGTGCTGGCGATCGGACTCTTCGCGTTCTGCGATGGCAGCGCGCTCGCGCCCCGCCGGTACGCTCTGCACAACGAAGCCGTTTTCCTGAAGGATATCGATGTAGCCCGGCCAATAGGTGCTTGGCTGCGTGGTGTACATGGCGACTCCTTTGCTTGGTCAATGGCGGGCGGTTTATCGTGACGCCCAGCACGGCCAATATCAGAAGGGAAGCGCCGCTATTTCATCGTCGCTCATGACCACCGGCACATTGCGACCAGGCGCAGCTGGCTCGCTAGCAGCTGGTGCATCTTCATCGCCAACACGCCGACGCTGCTGCGACCAGTCGGCGTATTGCTGCCACACTTCATAGCCATAGCGATACAGATCGTCGCCGATGTAGAGATTGAGCGGGTCTTTCTTCGGGATATAGACACGCGGCGGAGTCACCGGCTTGCCTTTGGTCTTCTCGAAGACGACCGCGCCGCCGGTGTCCATCGTCGTCTTAATCGGCAGCCAGAAAGCCCAGCGATTTACTTGCTGTTTCCAGGTGCGTACGGCCTCGGTCTGGAGATCGCGCAGTCCAGCCAGGATGCCGCCATTGCCGACGATCGCCATGCTGGTTTTGATTGCCGGTGCGCTCCAGACGAACACGCCGTCGAGTCCTTCGATCAGGCAGAGCAACTCGGCAAGGACCGACTGATCAGCAGCTCCCTTCGCCATGAACTTCGACGGCAGATACTGCCGTTGATCTTTGCTGTTGACATCGCGGCTTTTGATGAATGCCTGCTGGCGACTGGCGATGATTGCGATGCGCAGCTTCTCAGCGACATAGTCATCTTCGCTACCGCCGTTCTCAAAGCGGATCGTCTGCGCGGTCCAGGGTGCTGGCGGGGGCGTCTCGAAAATCGTCTGCGCGATGCGAAAGAAGCCCGGCGTGCCTGTCTTGAAATCGCCGTTCATCCAGTAGAAGCGCGGTAGGCCGTCGCCTTCCTGGTCGTCATTGGGTACGGTTGGGATGTCCTGAATGTTTGGAGCGGTCATGATGGTAGTGACTCCTTTGATAATGATGATTCTCTGCGCTCTATCCGTTCCAATTCGGCTTCCCAGCCGCGCAGACAAAGCTGGAAATACATTTCGTCGGGCTCTGCGATCACCTTCTTTCTCAGCCGCTCAATCGTGGCCTGGACTCGTGTGAGCCAGGCGGGGTCAGTCCTGTTTATACCAGTCATCGGGTAACTCTGTGAGCGTCGAATAGGTTGGCTGTGGTCGGCGCTGGCCGGCGTAGTGTGTACTATTCAAATCGCCGTGGCTTAGGCCAATGTCGTCAGGGTCACTCTCTAGCGAGACCCACCCGTCATCTCGATAGTCGAGTTGTCCAGCGCACACCGCTGCTTTTTGCACTGAGGTCATTGTTTGCCTCGGACACTCGGTTGGCAACTCACACTCTGCTGCGCCACAGACCATGCATTGGGCCAAGCCGCCTTCACAAATGTTGCAATGGATATCAGTGCAGTTCGTGTGTGTGACCCATCGGTGTCCGTTCGGTTGTACGATATCCCCGACGTAATCGGTTTGGCGCTGCTCACGCCGCAGCGCAACATAGTCCAGCGCGGCCTTCGTGGCCTCTTCGTCAAGCGTCTCATCCATCGCCGCATCGAACGGCTCACGTCGCTGGCCTAGCGCCTCGACCAGCCCCGCGCGAATGCTCCACTCCCAGGCGCGGCGATCGTCGTCCTGCGCCGCGAGATCGGCCTTGAGTCGATCCACGGCCTGCTCTGCGCTCCGCAGCCGGAACAGCGCCCGGCCATAGTCGGCGTCGGCGGAGATGGCGATGGTGAGCTTGCGGCTGCGCTCCTCGGCATTCTTGCCGTCTACGTTCGCGCGGTCCTCGGCGTTCGCCTTGCACAGCTTGTAGAAATCTTCAGCATCGCGCAGTGCCCCTTGCGCCTCGGCGAGCTGGTGGTGGAGGGTGGTCATTGATAAATCTCCTTGATAATGGCCTTGGCTTTCGAGATAAAAACCTGATATGGGACTGTCTCAAAATCCGAATCATCAAAGTTTCCCGGCGGCAGAACGCGATTTAGTCGCTGCGCGATTGTGCGTGCGTGTTTGAGCGACCAATCGCCGACCTTCATGCCGGTTGCGATATGAGTGACCGTGAAGTGGCTTCGATCTTTCCAGCGCCTTATCGGTGCGCCATCCGGCGTATGGACAGCAAAAGCACCGTAGACCTTTGCTGGTATTGGCGTGGTTGCCCAGTCGCTCCCACTGCGGATGGTGATAGCTATTTCTGTCACGGCTGATAAATTTCCCCTGCATGTCTCATCAAATAGCTCGGCACATTCTGCCGCCTCAGCCGCGCCCGCTCGCGCGTCTCCTGCTGGAGTTTCGGCGGCTGGCGCTGATATTCGTCACGTAGGAGCTGGATGCTAAAGCGGTGCGGGTCGTGTGTGGCGTAGGGCATGTCAGCGCTCCGCTACTCGCTGCGAATGCCGTCCAAGTAATCCGCCAGAACGTCGCCGTCACAGCGAAGAGTCCCGCCCTCAGCAACGATCTGACAAAGTCTTTCAAGGAGTCGTTCAGCGATCTCCTTTGCCTCTTCTGATGTCAGTGCTAAGCCCTTGGCGTTGAACGTGTCCGATTCGTATTCCGAGATGATATCGATCAATTCGTCCATTGCTTCTTTAGCCTTTCTGTGTCTCCCCCAGCGCGCAGCTCGCGCAGAGCATGCGCCCGTCGCGTCGGATATACGCCACGCCGATCAGGCACGCCTCACACGGCTGCCCCTCGCCGCGCTCAAGTTCGGCATAGGCGGTGCGGTGCTCCTCGGCGGTGATCCGCCCGGTGCGCAGCTGATCACGCAGCGCCCGTAGCGCGGCCATCACCGGATCGGATTTTGTTAGCTCTGCGAAGTTCGTCGGAAGGCTCATGGCGAGTCCTTTGAGTGCCGGTTACGGTTCCGGCGCGAACGGAGAGGCAGATTACGGGACGCCCAGCCCGTCGAAATCTCAGACTGCCATCGTTTCAACCGGCGGCCCCGGCTCCACGCCCCACGGCTCTTCCATCGCGCGTGCCGGGCAGCCCATATCGCCGTGCTCCCAGCCACAACCCGCAAGTGCGAGTTCAGCCTGGTGTGCGTGTTTGTATGCGCCGACCCGCCATAGCTCTTCGGCACAGGCTACCAGGGCCACCCGACAGTCGCAGAGCAGGTTCGGCGCAGTCTGGGCGAGCGCGATGCGGTGTTCCAATTGGGCGAGAGAGTGTCTGACGAGGGTGCGCTCGGGGGCGAAGAGGCGCGCGAGTAGCTCGCCACACCTCTGGATGTGGTGCGGGCCGTCGCAGGCTGCACAAGGACCGTCACGGGGATCGATGATGTCGTCAGGGTTAGCCGCGTGGCCTGCCACAACCACCACATCGCACATACACGGGCCGTCGCCGGGGGCGCTGTTCCAGTTCACGTCGGCAGAGCCACGAACGAAGTCCAGATAGTCGGGGTCCTGCTCCTGATCGTCGGGGCGCTCGTAGTGTGCGATGTATTCAGCCTCGGCCCCGGCCATATCCGCCGCGATCTCCTCCACATCACTGCTGTCATCCAGTTCGGTCGCCGTGCGGGTTGCGCCGCTCTGGATAAGTTCAAGGATGAGTTTGTTCAGCGCCGTCTCAGCGCCGTTGATCGTCTTGTGGTAGCCGATGAGCTGGCCGTCCAGCTCGGCTTTGTATTCGGTGCGCGGGTGACGTCCAGAGCGGTCGGTCTCGGGGGTGATGGTCTTCTCGAAGGCTACTGCGGTGGTCATGATGTGCTCCTGTTGAAAGAACGAATACCCTATAGGGACATTATATACCCTATAGGGTATGTTGTCAAGCGACTCTTTCGGGTTTCTGTCGTTCTAGGAGCAGCGCCACCAGGACTCTATCAAGATTCGTGAAGTGGCCGTTTTGCCATTTTGAGAGGTGCTTCGGGAGGATGCCCAGCCGTTGCGCGAGCTGCTTATTCGTGGTCACGTTATGCCGCGCCCGCGCGTGTGCAATCGCCTGGCGAACTTCGGTTGTTAGCGGATCGATCATCATATGCCCCTTGAGGTTATTATTACCCTTCGGGGCATTATATACCCGATAGGGCACGTTGTCAACGAAGAAAAACCAGGGCACGCAGCCGGCCTGTCACCACACCGCCCAGCTCTGCGCCCTGGCCTGTCCATAGGATAGCGTATCTCTCTGCGCCGCGCAAGCCGCGCTTGACTTCGTGTGCGCGCGGGTGTATGATGAGCGGGCTTTCCTGCTCGGCCTCGACTCGCGCTGGTGGTTCGTCGGCACACACGCCGCTCCAATTGGAGCGGCGTGTGTGTTTGTGGTCGGAAATCCGCGCCGCTAGAGCTTGCAATGCTATCATACGTTTATCATACAAATATCAGGTATTTATCATACAGAGTTAGCCTGATCGGGAGTATACTGAGTACATCAGAAGCGAACAGGAAGGGCTAAATCAATGAACGGCACCGAGAAACAAATCAGCTGGGCAGCGGAAATCCGCGAAGGACTAGCACCGAAATACACCGAGATGATCGTACTGCTCCGAGCGGGTGAATACCGCAAGGCGCTGCCGGGTGGCCCTGGTCGGCTTCTTGAGGACGGACAGCCCAACGCTGGACATGCCTCACAGATTGCCGATGCGCTTCAAACGGTGCTGACCGAGGCCAACGCCGCATTTTGGATTGAGCACCGCAGCGGTGTACAGAGTGTTGTTAGTCAGATGATGGACTATCTCCGACGCGGCAAGTCGGTCGTGTATAGCAAGTGGGTAAGCTGATGAGGCGATACATTGCCCGCACTACCGTCGCCAAGCTGAACGCGCTCGCGCGTCGGCACAATCGCGATGGTGAGCGTCCATTCATCGCAATCCAGAGTGCTGCTGCTGATTTGGGTCTCACAGAGGTCAAGCGCGACGAGAGCGCAATTCTCTATCGTAACAAACAACGGGCCTATGTCAACTGTTGGATAGAGGGACCGATGAGTCAAGAGATTGAGCCAGGCGGGGCGGGGTTTGATGATCAGATTGAATGGGCGTTTAATGAACCCTGAAAGTGGATATCGGAAGTGAGTCGTGATGCGCACCCCACCCGACGCGAAGTATCGACGGAAGGGGTAGCTAGTCGCGAGACGCCTGCCGAGTCGGCAGGCGTCTCGCTTTACCTGCTCTGAGAGCCTGCAAAATTGTAATGTTGCGGCGTCTTGACATAGCGTGCCGCGCCCGCTATACTTGAACAACCACACTGCCCCGCTCAGAGAGCGTGGTTGCGCATGCCCCCCGCATTCGACATTGACATCAAGCATTGGCCCACCCTCGACTCCTTCGTGGCGTACCTCGATACGATCCCCCGGCCTTCGTGGTGCTTCGGCATCACCAACCACAATACCTACATCCCCAATGAGCAGCAGTGGCGCGGCCTGGTTTCGATGACCTCAATGAAGCAGACCTACATTGGCAAGGGTTGGTCAGCAGGGCCTCATTTATTTTTGGCAGCAGAAGCGCCAAATCCTGCTGATAGAGGGATATTCCAAATGACTCCGCTCCCGCACGTCGGCGTACACGCCGGCCCCTGCAATAACAACCATCTCGGCATAGAGAACGTCGGCGATTTTGACGCGCGTCCGCCGTCGCCAGCGCAGTACCAGCTGGCCGTTGCGGTCAACCGCGCGATCTTGCATGCCTGGATGATGGTGCCCAACGCCGTCAACGTCCATCGCGAGTGTATGTCTGGACGCACCTGTCCCGGTCGGCACTTTGACGCGAACAAGTTCCGCGCTGATCTGACCCAGCCGACGCCGCCGGCTCCGCCGATGCTCGGTCGCTATGCGTTCCATGTGCCACAAGCGGCGTTCACGTCGCGCAATCCTGGCGCGCAGCTCGCCGCTGGGCCGACGAACGGCGCGACGGTGTTCAATGCCGGCGATGTGGTGGAGATCGGCGATATCACTGAGGGGTGGGGGTGGATTCGGAGCGGCATCGGCTTTGTGCCGATGGCGGTGCTGGATAAGAGGAGCTGAGGATGCCACGACGTGCCGCCGCTGATTATGCCTCGCGTCTGCGCACGATGGCTGAGAGGCTGCCCGACGATCGCCAGGACATGGCAGCCGATATGTGTGCGATGGCCGACGCCTTTGAGCGTGCCATCAACAATACGAACAATCAAGCGGCGGGCGTGATTGGTCTGGTCGAGCTGAGTTTGAGCGACCAGCTCGACCAGCTCCACAAGACGCTCGATGAGCGCTATGCCGAGAGCGTGGCCGATCGGCGCGAGCTGCACAGCACGATCGATGAGTTGAAGGTTGCGGTCGATCAGGTGTTGGGCCTGCTCAAGGAAGAGGCGACTTGTGGCGACGGCTGAGGACCGCCAGCACGCGCAGCACCTGCTCTACGAGTATCGGCGGCGGCTGCGGCTCCTCGAAATTCGCAAGGCGCGCCAAGCGGCATCGGTTGATCCGTCTGTTGAGCTAGATATCGACGAATTGCGGTTGAACATCGCGACACTGGAGGCGCTGACCGAGCCAGAGCCGACGCCCGAGGTGCAAGAGGTTGTTCGTGCGCATGTGGAGATGGACTATATGTTTCTCTTCACACAGTTCGTGAAGTTTGGATCGCGATTGACCAGCGTTGAGCAGCGCGTCGAAAACGTCGCGCAGCACCAGGGCCGCGCCGATATGTGGCGAATCACCGCTACAGAGGATATGCGCGGTCTGGAGGCGACACAGGCGCGCAACGACAAGGATCGCCAGCACGGGCAGCGCTGGAATCGCATCCTGCTGATCACGCTCGTCGTCCTGGTTATCGTCGCCATCATCGCCCGCGCGCTGTATCTGTGAGAAGTCGATGAAGCCGCTGTGCTGGTTCCTCTGGGGGCCGCTGACCTGGCTGGCGGTGCGGCTGTCTCCGGGGCTATGGAGGAAATGATATTGCGACTCAATGAACTCAAGCTGACCACGCACGACGTACGTGACTTTGCCGTCGCCTGCATAGGCCCACGCATCTTCTACGCGCTGAATCAGGCGCGTAAAATCAGCGTGTATGAATACGATCTCGCGCAAAAGAAGCTCATTGCGCCACACGAGATGACCGGGGATAACTCGCTTGAGGGACAGTGCGTCAACCCGCGCTTCTGTGTGCTGCCGAGTGGTCAGCTTCGGCTGTACGTGACTGCGTACGACCCGGCGCAGGCACCGTTGAGCGTTTGGCTTCTCCGATTCGTCGATTTGCCGATACACACACGATGATCGCACGCTACTTCCATCACTGCCTGATCGCGGCGCTTGTCGGCGCGTCGATCGCGCTCTCACCTACACCAGCCCACATCGGCGGCGCGGCACATTATGGTGTTGGGATTATGGAACACGTAGCCGATCTGCGCGGCATGGCCCACGAGCCGTGCATGGTCAGCTCGCCGTACTATCCGTTGGGCGTGCGGTTACGGGTGACCCGCATCGCAACCGGCCACACCGAGATCTGCCGAACGTTCGACGTGAGCGCGCCGCAGGACCGCGCGGGGCATATCCGGCGCAACATCGTGGTCGAGCTGGGCTGGCCAGCGGCGCGGCGGCTGTGTGGGTTGCGGCGGGTCAACCAGGAGCCGCCACGGGCGTGCCGGGTGAAGATAACAAGGATACCATGAACACACTGATTTTGATCGTGATCGCCGCTGTGGTGTTCGGCGGCCTCTGGTGGGGACTGAGTAAGCTTGGTGCGCCGGTGTTTGTCGTTGCGGCGGTGTCGTTTGCGGGCGGCGTGCTGGTGCTGGTGAGCAATGGGATCAAGCTGTGAGCGAGCGGCGCGAGTACAGCGAAGAGACGAAGGCTGCTGTGATGGCTGCACTGCTGACTGGGCAATCAGTCAGCGCAGCGGCAAAGCAGTACAAGATTCCGCGCGGCACGGTCGCTATGTGGTCAGCGCAGCTTGGCCGCGAGCAAACAGATCCAAATACAAAAAAGGCACGGATCGGCGAATTGATTTTGGACTATCTTGAGGAGTCGCTAAAAACCCTCAAGGCGCAGCATCAGGTGTTCAGCGATGCCAACTGGGTACGTCAGCAATCCGCCTCGGAAGTTGCAGTCCTTCACGGGGTCATTGCCGATAAAACATTTCGACTTCTCGAAGCGCTCACAGACGACACGCCAAGCGCGTGAGGCTCGCCAGGCGCTTGCGCAGCGCATCGCAATGCGTGCGCAGTCGATCGCTGACTTCGCCGCGCGCACCAAGATCGAGGTACCGGTCGGCGCGAACGAAACCGCACTGGTGCCATTCTCGCTCTGGCCGGCGCAGGCGCGCATCGCTGAGACGATGGAGCGTGAACGGCTGCTGGTCATCCTGAAAGCGCGCCAGCTCGGCATCTCCTGGCTTGCGTGTCTGTATGCGCTGCGCCTCTGCACACTCTGGCCAGGTCAACCGATCCTGTGTCTCAGCCGTGGCCAGCTTGAAGCGAACGATCTGATCCATCGCATCAGCACGATGTATCACGAGCACGCCGATCGCACGAGCACGCTGCCGCGCCTCGTCAAAGACAACACCGCCGATCTGGAATGGGATAACGGCAGCACGGTCGTCAGTCTGGCGGCGACGAAGAACGCAGGTCGCAGTTTGACCGCGAGTCTCGCGATCTTAGATGAGTGGGCGTTTATGGCCTACCCGCGCGAGACGCTGGCGGCGGTGAAGCCGACGATCGATGCGGGCGGCAAGCTCTTTCTGATCAGTAGCGGCGACGGACTGGGCACCGAATACCATCGGCACTGGCTTGCGGCTACGTCAGGCAGCACCGGTTACACCGCGATCTTCATCCCGTGGTGGGAGCGACCTGATCGCGGCGCTGACTGGCGCGAACAGAAGCTGATCGAGTCGGGCGGCGACACGGCGACGATATATCGCGAGTATCCCGCGAACGATGTTGAGGCGTTCGCGAACGCCTCGGGTCTGGTCTATGCGGTCTGGTCAGACGGTCCGCTTGATGGCAACGTGACCGAGGATGCTGAGTATATCCCCGGCGGGGGCAGCGTTTACTGGGCGTGCGACGATGGCTATGCTGGCGCACGCGACGAAGCAACCGGCATGTTCACCGCCAACAGTCACCCCCGCGTCTTTCTGCTCATTCAAGAGAAGGCCGATGGGCATATCGATGTGTTTGCCGAGTCGTACGCGATCAAAACCGAGGTCGATCCGCATCTCGGCGTGGTTGCGGCACTGCCGTCTGACATGGAGACGATCCGTAGCCTGATGGATGCGCCGCTGGCCTTTGATGCAAAACCAGTTGATATTGTAGCTGCCGTCGCCGCGAAGCACCCCGGTCTGTGCTATGATTCGCCAGAATATATCGCGATCGATAGTGCAGCAGCGACTCTGAGTGGCATGTTGACCACGCGCGGCTTTTACATTCGCAAGAAGCCGTCGAGCGTCGAGGAGAGCAAGAAGAACCTGCGTGCGATGATCGCGCCTGACGCAAATGGCTTCCGGCGCGCACGCGTACACCCACGTTGCAAGCATCTGCGCTTTGAGCTGGCGAGTTACCGCGAAGACCCGGCGACTGGTAAGCCTGTTGAGGCGTTCGATCACGGCCCATCCGCACTTCGCTACTTCGCGTGGACAAAGAGGCTTGAGCAATGACCAACGGAACTGCGCCATCAGCCATCGCCGGCGACACCCTCCAGGAGCCATCCTTCTTCGGCGGGCCGTTGCGCTTTGTGTTCCCTTCGGTGCTCTCTGATCCGGGCTATAGCGATCTGCCACAGTGGTGGAGCTGGGCGCGCGACGCGAAGCTGATCGGCACGCTCGACAAAGAGGACATGTGGGCCGCTGCCGTCGCGCGCACGGCAACCAAGTTCGCGGCGCACGGCTATGTTATCAAGGACTCGAAGGATAGCCAGCGGCGGGTCTCTGCCTCGCAAGAGTTGCTGAAGCGCGCCAATGGCGGCGAGGGCTGGGTGCCGTTTGCGCTGAAGGTCGTGCAGGATTTACTCACGACCGACAACGGTATCTTTATTCGCATCCGGCACGCCAACGAGAAAACCGAGCGGCTGAAGCTGAAGGCTGTGTCGTCCAGGCCATTCTACGCGGGTGAGAATCCCAGTGAGTTCGCGGATGTGGTGACAACGAGCGCTGCCCCCGGCGCGAAAGTGACCGGCCTGTACCACCTCGACAGTCTGCGCTGTACCCGCACCGGCAACCTGACCTACCCGGTGCGCTACCAAGCCTACAACGGCTCATTCCATCTGCTCAGATGGGATCAGGTGCTGTCCTACGCCGATATGCCGTCGCCACGCCAGGAGATGTTCGGCGTCGGTCGCTGCGCTGCCAGCCGCGCCTACAAGACGATCAGCGCCGTCGCCGCGCTGCGCCAGATGCTGTATGAGTTCGTCAACGGCTCAGGGGCGAACAAGCTCGCATTCGTGCAGGGCCTGAGCGATAGCACGCTGAAGAACATCATCAAGGCCGGGGAGCTAGAGCAGCAGGCAAAGGGCTTCCTGTACTACATGGGCACGATCCTGGGGGCCATTCCGAGCGACGCGCCGATCAGTATCGCTGAGGTGCTGCTGAAATCCCTGCCTGACGGCTTCGATTGGGAAAAGATCATCGCCGACGCCTACCTGATCTACGCCAATGCTATCGGCATCCCGGTGCAGGATATTCAGCCGCTCTCTGGCCAGGGCCTTGGTACCGGCACACAGACGGTCATTCTACAGGAGCAGGCCGCCGGCATCGGCATCGCCGCGTTTGTGAAGTGGTGGGAGCAGACCGTCTCGGATCGGGTGCTGCCGACCACAACCGAGCTGGAGTTTATCGACGATAATGATATGCGCGACCAGGAAATGAAGGCCAAGGTGCGCAAGCTGCGCGGCGACGATCGCGCGGCGCGCATCGGGTCCGGCGAGATCAGCCCGGCGATGGCTCGGCAGATTGCCCTTGACGACGGTGACCTGTCGCGCGACCTGGTCAGCGGCGATGCGACGGCGGGCGGACAAATCTCGGATGACGAGAAGCCGGTGGGGGATGGGCAGGTCAGCCCACTCGCGCTTCAGCTTATCCAGGGTGAGCCGACCGCGCCGCCGAAAGACGCGGGGATGGCGACGAAGAGCGTTGACGATCTGTTCGAGCAGGAGCTAGCGAGCGCGCGGCGCGTAGCAGAGGCGGTGCGAGGATGAGCGAAGCACTTGACCGCCTGATCGCGCGCCTGGCGCGGCTGATTGGCACCGCAACCGACGCACTCGAATCGGTCTACCCAGACGGCGCGGATGCGTGGCAACAGGTATTATCCAGCCAGCTTAGGCGCTACCACGCAGCGGCGGCGATGGTCGGATCGGGTAGTGAAGAACTAACGCCCGCGCTGCGCACGGCAATCAAGAGCGATCTCGCCTCCCAGCTCACCTTCCTCGATCGCTTCGCCATCGAGGTCAAAGACGGTGCTGAGTGGCAGGCGGGATGGAACGCCCGCGCGGCGATGTATGCCGACGCAATCCAGGTTCCATATTGGCGTGGTGCGACCAAGATGTTGCCGCTGCCGGCGATGCCAGGCGATGGCGGCAGCGAATGCCTGACGCGCTGCCGGTGCTCCTGGGATGTGCAGCAGCTGGGCGGCGAGAGTAACTATGATGCATACTGGCGACTTGGCACGGCGGAACAGCATTGTCAGCAGTGCCAGCAGCGCGCGGCGGATTGGAATCCTGTACAGGTACGGGCAGGAATACTAGAGCTTTAGCTGGTCGAGGCATTATGGGTCAGTCGAAAGTCATCCTTCCTAAGAAGCTCGTCGGCGATCCACAGCGGATGGCGCGTGTGATCACCAACACGCTCAACGCGACGGCGAAGAATATAAAAATAGACTTTCAGGTCACCTCGCAGACCTGGAATGATAAGCCTGATTTTGTGATCGAGCAGCCCGATCCGTACGAGCGCATCATTGGCACGAGTCACAAAATCTATGATATGCTCAACGAGGGTACGAGGGCTCACGACATCCGCCCGCGCAACGGCAAAGTGTTGCGCTTCGGCACACCGTTTCGCGCCAAGACGATACCGCGCTCAATCAGCAGCGGGCCGGGGTCGAAGAGCAAGAATGTGGTATGGAGTCGCGGTGTGCATCACCCCGGCACGAAGCCGCGCAAATGGGATGAGGCGATCCGCGAAAAGTGGGACGGCCTGGTTGGGCCGATCTTCCAGCGGGCGATCGATTCGTCGGAGGACTAAATGACCCCAGCCGAGCTTGAAGCGCTGTTCAGCCGTGCGCCCGCGTCGTTCGTCTTTGAGACAGTGACACGAGTGGACGGCACAACCCGGCGATTCGGCACCGCGCCTGGCATGGTACTGGAGGTCAACGAGCATGTGGTGACGATGCTTGGGGCGTTCTCGCCAAGCAATCCCGACGACGCCAAGCGCAACGCGGTGCTGATGCAGCTGCTCCTGGCGGCGCTCAGGCCAGGCTGGGCACACTCTGAAATATGGCTTGCCGCTCAGATGCGGCTGGCCGGACGCTCAACGAGGTCGGATTTCGAGGCACCAAACTATAAATACAACGTGCGCTTCAAGTTTCACCGCACGACTGGCCAGGTGATACTACGTGTGGAGATGGTGTGATGGACGAACTGAAGCCGTGTCCATTCTGCGGATGGGACAAGATATCTATCGAGGAGGGCGACGGCGAGCAGCGGGGGCAGTGGGTAGCTTGTTGCGGGGTGTGTGGCGCTGAGGGGCCAGGCCCGAACACCACGCCGACCGACGCCCGTATCGTCTGGAATACGCGTGTGGAGATGGTGTAATGTGGGATGAGTGGTTACAGCCTATATGTGCTGGGTTCGGCCTTCGAATATTGGCATTCCTGGAGCCAATCATCTGGCACCTTGCGGAGATCGCACGATGGACCCAGCGACAAAGATAGCACTCGAAGCCCTCTACCGTGTCCTGCTATCGGCGGTGGTGCAGCTTGCGGCGACGCTCGGCAAGGAATGCCCCGTGCAGACCCGCGAAAGCCGTAGACAAGCGCGGGAGTTTATGGTAAAGTAAAGACAATACCGGTATGCAGCGGTGTGGTGAAATTGGTAAGCACGGTGACCCGCAAGGTTGCTAAGTGGAGGTTCGAGCCCTCTCACCGCTGTTAGTCATCGCAGGGCATCAGGGATGGGCAGGGTCTCATAAGCCCAGCTAGGCCGGTTCGAGTCCGGTCCCTGCTACCAATAATACGGGCGCTAGCCCGAGTATGCATCGGCTCACTAGTGTTTGAGCAGCCGAGCCGGAGAGTGTAACCGGCAATCCAACAACTAACGCCCAACGCTGAAAAGCTGACGGTGCTCACAATCCTTCGGGGTTGTCGGCACCGTCTTTGTGATTCTTATGCCACAGATAGCCGAAAAAGATATGCTCCACGGCCCCAGCGGCCTGCTGGCGATGCCCGGCACGGGCAACAAGCGCAAGGGCCGCAAGTGGGGCATGCGCACGAAGGCCGCGAATTATTCAGCCCACGCCGGTGAAACCATTGCGGGCAATCTCAAGCGCGGCAACGACGGCAAGTTCAGCAGCGGCGGATCAGCGCCCGCACCGGCAGCCCGCAAGCCGCGCAAGGGCGCGCTGACCCCCGAGCAGCGCCAGGCGAACCGCGATCAGGCCCGTAGCGACAAGCGCCAGAGCGTGATCGATGCGATGGCGGCGCAAGATGCGGGGCTCTCGCCGAGCGGATCAGCGGCGCTGATGGCGTTCGCCGATGGCGGCGAGCTGAGCGGTGCGAACGCGGATGGCCTGGCACAAATGGGCATGGTCGAGCGTGGCGCTGATGGCAAGCCACGCCTGACCCCTGCTGGACGCATGGCCGCCAGTGCAATGAATCGCGGCGACGCGCGCGGTGCGATCGATGCGGTTGCGAGCGGCACCGACCGGGCGGCATCCATCGAAGCCAAGCGCGCAGCCGCCGCCGAAAAGAAGCCCAAAGGCGGCGGGCGCGGCAAGGGCAAGAAGCCGCCAGCGCCCGCCATCGCCAAGCAACCCACGCCAGAGCAGCAGGCCCGCGAGGCCGACCGCGCCAATCGTCAGGCAGCAACGGATGCGCGCCGACAGGCAGTCGAACAGCGTCGTCAGGCCCGCGACTCACAGCGCAACGAGCAGCAGCAGCGCGAGCTGACCGACATCTCACAGCGCTTGGAGGCAGGCAACAAGCTCTCCACAACCGAGCTACAGCGCTTGGTTACGAGCGGCCTAGCCCAGCGCAACGGCAACATGATTACGATGACCGCTGCCGGGCGGCGTCAGGCGCGGCGGAAGCCCGGCGCAGCGGCGAAGTCCTTCACCGTCTTCAAGGACGCGGCGGGCAAGCTGCGCTGGATTACGCGCACCACGACGGCCTATCGCGATCGGGACGGCGAGATCATCTCGACCAAGGCGCTGATCGACGACGCCGCCCGCATGACCCGCACTGGGCAGTACGGCCCGCTGCGCTACTGGCATATCGGGACACCCAACCGCGCTGACCCGGCGCGCCCGTGGGGACCAGGGGCTGACCTCGGGATGTGCGATTTCTCAACCGTGATTGGCCGCACATCGGTGGAAAGCGGCACTTTTTTTAATGAGCACGTCGGGCGCGCGTTCGCGGCAACTGCTGATCAGCACGAGGTATCGCCCGGCTTTTTCTATTCGGAGCGGGATGCACAGGGCGTGTTTCCGCAGATTCGTCGCTTTGAGCGCTCGCCGGTACCGATCGCCTATGGACGGGCAAGCAATTATTTTACGGGCGTGGCCGTAAAGGAGCATCACATGGACCCACAGGAAGTTACACGCCGGCTGAAGGCGATGCAGGAGACGCTGGGCCTATCGCCCGATCAGCTCGTTGCGCTGGCAGGCGATATCGCCACTGCCGAGAAGTCAGCGACGGATCAACAGATCGCCTTCAAGAGCGACGACGCGCCGGCGGTGTACGCCGCGCCCGATGGCGCGCTAGGCATGATCGTTGGCGGGCGCTTCGTCGCGCTCAAGGCCGCCACGATGCCGCCCGCCGTCGCCATGCCGCCGATGGAAGAGGATAAGGCAGCGGGCGACGAATTGATCGAAGACCCGGCGATGGAGGGCACGCCCGAGGACAACGCAGCCGATGCGGGCGAGTACATGGGTGATATGAACGTCGCCGACTTTGAGGCGATGCTGACAGGCGCAATCCAGGCAGCCCTGGCACCGCTGGTCAAAGGTCTGGATATTAGCGGCAAGCTCGCCGGCCATGTCGATGAGCTGAAGGGCATGATGGGCGGCGTGGCCACCAAAGACAACGCTCGCGCCGTCGAGATCGCCGCGCTGAAAGAGCGCCTGGCCGCGCTTGAAGGCGATCAGCCCGCCGCACAGCCGCTGCCCACGAACGCCGATGGCGACATCGCCGCCGCGCTCAAAGGCGGCCCGCGCGAGACGCCCGCCGATGGCGCAGTGAATGTACCAAACGACCCGAGCCGCCCGCTGGCATCGGTCGCCGCGCAGACGTTCCCGCAGCTCTACGGCGTGACGCCACAGGGCACATTTAACGGCTGGGCATCGCCGCCGCCGCTCAACTCGTAGGCATTCGTCTTTTGTCATCCGTCTAAAGGAGATCAGTCCATGCACGTAGCGACGCCAACTCTTTCACCCGACGCCATACAGCTGATGAACGCGCTGGCGTCGTTCAAGGACGCCGGCACGACCGCAGGCTCTGCCCTGCATGGCCCCGGTGGCCTGCTCGCGGTCCCTGGCATGAATCGCACGATGGTCAACGCGATGATCCTGCCCAAAGGACTCGCGGGCCGGCTGCCGGTCATGAAGTCGGTCAACACCAACGAGATTTACCCGATACTGACGGGTCAGCTCGCCTCGACTGGCACCGAGCCGACTGAAGCATGCGCCACATGGCCGATGGTCGGCTCGTTCAAGACCTGTCGCCAGCAGTTCCCGTTTGGCCAGCAGGGCCGGATGAGTCAGGTCTTGAATATCAAGTATGCTGGCCAGCTGGTCAACCGGGGTGAGTTCCGCGACAACGTGCTGCTCGGGCAGCCCGGCGGCGATCTGCCGATGCCCGGCCCAGTCAACTGGCAGCGTGTGTTCCAAAACGAATATGAGTACAAGATCGGCGAGCTGTTCACCGGCTATGCCAAAGACTATGCTAGGAACATCTACACGGGCAACGCCACCACCACGGCGGGCAGTCAGGGCTATCAGCAATACAACGGCCTCGACCGGCAGATTCAGCAGAACAAGCGCGATGCGATCACCGGCGTGGCCTGCCCGGCGGTGGATAGCCTGATCCTCGACTTCGCAGGCACCTCGATCAACAGCGCCGCCGGCACGATCTATGCGCTGATCGCCAACGCGATCAACAACATGGAGCGGCTGGCCGATCAGCTGGGCATGGAGGTCAAGTGGGCGCTGACCATGCGCTACGGCGCGTGGCTGACGCTGACCAATGCGTGGCCGTGCATCTACGCGACGACCGGCTGCGCGGTCAACACCGTCATCCGCACCCAGTCGATGGACGAGGCGACGGCGATGCGCGACGACATGCGCCAGAACATGTACCTCTTGATCGAGGGCAAGCGCTACGAGGTGATCGTTGACGACACGATTGCCGAGACGGTTGCGGCGGGCGGCGTGGTCGGTACCTACCAGAGCGACATCTACCTGTTGCCGCTCACGGTTAACGGGCAGCCATCGTTGTTCTGGGAATATTTCGACATGAACGCCGAGGCGATTGCCGCCGCTGGTGCGATGGCCCCGCAAGGCTCGTTCAGCGTGCTCGACGGCGGGCGCTTCCTGTTCGTGCGGCTGAACCCGACGCACACCTGTGTGCAGGTAGAGATCATCGAGCGGCCACGGCTGATTCTGCTGACGCCGTTTCTGGCCGCGCGGTTTCAGAATCTGAAATATACCTACTCGATCCACGAGCGCGAGTGGGACCCGGCCAGCCCGTACTTCGTCAACGGCGGCTCGCCGACGACACCGCTGCCCTACTTCTACGGAAACGGCGGGGTGTAGTCAGGTCGGTAGTCGATCGTCCGGGTATGCTTTCGTAGGTTGCAATCGAGGCAAAGCGGCTGAATATTGGAAATGTCGTTTGACCCGCCACTCACAAGCGGTACGACATGATCAACCGTTAGCGGCTTTGCCTCACCACAGCATAGGCAGACATGACCATATTTCGCACACAAATCGCGCCACTCTTTTGCGGTGTACGAACCGCCGTTTGCTTCTTTACGGGCGCGGCGGCGATGAATCGCTGCCATCGAATGGGCCTTTTGCTTTTGCCTGTGTTCGGGGTTGTTCTGATAGCGTTCGCGCAAGTAGGCGCGTTTGTATTCACGCAAGTGCGCATCGTTGCGCCAGCGCTCACGTTCGCGTTCTTTTACCCGCTCATTCACGTCAGGGCGCTGCATATAAGCGCGGGCGCTTTTTTTAACATGGGGTTGCTGTTTGTACTCACGATCATGTATGCGGCGACGTTCGCGCACATCAGGATCGGCATTATGGGCGCGCCTTTGGTTAAGAATGCAGGCTTTGCACTGACCAGTATAGCCGTCTGCATAGCCTCTGGTTTTGCGAAAGTCAGTGATGGGCTTTTCAGTGTCGCAGGTAGAGCAGCGCTTTGTGGTATCATGAGGATGCATATCAATCTCCAGTTGACGTGCCATGCCTCCGGCTGTTAGCGCAGCGCGGGGGCTTCGTGTTGTCTTCATTATAGCATAAAACCGTGATTTAGCGCATTACAATGCGTTAAAGATAATCCAAAGGGAGGAACAACCAATGGATGAGCAAGCAGAGATCGAGGCCGCAAAGCATGCCCTGGAGCAGCCAGTAGAACCAGAGCGGGCACCTTACAAATCCTGGCTTGAGGCATTCGAGGAGCGGCAGCAACGTGAGATCGATCTTGCGCGCCTCTACGTCGCGCAGTACAACCACGGTTCGCCCGGCCATCTGCACTTGCAGATCATCGCTAAACTCGCTGCGCTGCTTGATGAGCGCGACGGCATAATCGTGGAATACACGCTTACACGCGAACTGGTAGGGTGAGCGACACAGCGCGGGGCTAGGCTTGCAACCGAACAGCGGTGACTTCGACCGCTTGTCCCGCGCTCACTATCGGAGGCTGATAGGAGGTCAGTATGGAGCCTGAGATTACAAAGTTGGTTGAGTTTGTATGGGATCGGCAAGGCGACTGCTGGCGCGAGAAGATGACCGGCATCCGGCGCGACGGGATTTTGCCGGTACCGATCAGTGCTATGGGCATCCCGATGAACTATCACGGATCGGGGTCAGTGCTGGACAAACCAATTGAGCGCACGATTGTTTGGAATGGAATTGAGCGCACGATTGTTTGGGATGGACCTGCGGGATGTTGGCGCGACATAATGACCGGGGTGCGCGCTGATGGTATGGCAGCACCGGCAGCACAGGAGCTAGTAGACGCTGGCCATCCATGGCGTGATACTTTTGGCGTCCCGCTGAATTATCACGGGTCGGGGCCGCTCCTCTGTGATCCGCCGGTGTTTGAGTCACCATCACACGAAGCGGTGCAGGCAATGATCAATAAGGCATTCGAGGCGCGTATCGTCGGTGAACGGATGCCTTACTTTGCCCCGGAAGGCGGGAGGCTCATCACGTATACGCAGCATCGTGGTGCGATAGATCGACTGAGTGAGGCATTCAATACACTCAACATCCGCATCGAGCAATTAGAGCAACCATGGTGGCGGCGATGGTTCCGTTAGTTTCGATTCTCATCCCGTGCGGGGCGCGCCACGTTGAGCACGTCCGTACCGCAGCGGCCTCTGCCGCGTGGCAGAGCCTTGCGCCGCTGTGCGAGACGATCATTGTCTGCGATGGCGGTGCGGTGGTTGCGCCGCTGCCGGGCTGCACAGTTCTGCCGGGCGACGGCGAGCGACATGGCCCGGCCCACGCCCGCAACCGCGCGCTCGCCGCTGCTCGGGGGCAGTTCATCCTGCCGCTCGATGCCGACGATTACCTGCTCGCGCACGCGGTCGAATACCTGCTGCGCGAGTACAGCGCCGGGTCACACGGCTATGTTTATGGCGACTGTTATACCCAGGAGCGCGACGGCAATTTCATCTTGCGCAGCGCGCCCGATTACACCCAGCAGACCTACAGCGCAAACGGCCAAAAATACGGCGGCATGGACGCCTACAACCTGCATGTTGTCACGGCGCTGATCCCGACGCACCACGCCCGCGCGGTCGGCGGTTACGATGAGGGCGTTGACGCCTGGGAAGATTGGTCGTTCCACCTTCGTTTGGCGATGGCGGGCGTGTGCGGCTATCGGCTGCCGCTGCCGATCTTTACCTACCGTGTACATTTGGGCGATCGGATGACGCGGTTCTACGGCGGCGCACCCGAGCTGATGGAAAAGGTCTTGGTGCGCTACCGCGACGATACAGGAGGTATTCCGATGGCAGGCTGTTGTGGGGGGGATGCCAATCTCGCGGCGATGGCAGGCGATGCGCTGAACGATGCGCCGCTGCCGCCTGCTGCGCCGATGGGCGATGGCAAGGTGCGCGTGCAATACGTCGGTGATGAGCGCGGGACGCAGACCTTTGAATATCCCAACGCGCATCACCCGATTCGATTGGGCAATAACACGATGGCGCGCTATGCCGATGTCACGCTCGACCAGGCGGAGTGGTTGAAGGCCCACGGCATCCCGGTGCGCGTCGTGCCGCTATTCGACGCCCCACAGGCACCGACGCCGCTGCCGGTCGCTGAGACCGTGCTGCTGCCGACGCAGAGCGCGGTCGCGCTGAGGCCGCGCGGGCGCAAGGTGGAGGCGTGATGTATCCGAACGCTGATGCGGGTTCACTCGCAAATTACTATCTCGTAAGCCGCCAGTTAGAGCAGGACAACGTTGCGTTGATTGCTGAGTTACGCGAAATCATTCGGTTGCTGCTACAGGAGATCGACGGGGGGTTACCTGCGATTGATGCCGAACTCCACAAGCGGGCAATGGATGCGCTAGAGGCATCAGAAATATGAACATCGCCGCGATCATGCCCTGTCGGGGGCGCGCTGAACAGACCGTCGCGAACGTCAAGCGCCTGCTGGCGACGGCGGGCGATGTGGAATGGAGTTTGATCTGTGTAGTTGACGGCGATGATGACGCGATGCTTGCAATCGGGGAGATGATCGAGCGGTCACCTGATTTGACCGGGCGTCTTTTCTATAGATTCCTTCGCCCTTCTCATGGGCAACGTTGGGGCTATTGGCGTAGCCTTGAACTCGCAACAACAGAATCGCAGGCGACCCACTTCGTCAATCTCGCCAACGATCTGCTACCCGGCATGCATTGGCTGAAGCGCGCTGCCGACGCCTATCAAGCGACGTTCGGCAGTGACGACGGGATGATCGGCTTCAACGGCGATAGTCACGAGGTCGATCACAGCTGCCATTTCCTGATCTCGCGCGGCCTGCTCGATCGTTACGGCGGCTGGCCAACGTGGTATGACCACAACTTTGGCGATACCGAGCTGTGTCAGCGGTCGATCGCCGATGGCTGCTACGCCAAAGCGCCATGGGCGCTGCTCTACCACGATCATCCGTATTGGGGCGGGCAAGACGATGCGGTGTACGCTGAGGGCCGCGCCAATGTCGAGCGCGACCAGGCGCTGTATCAGCAGAGGAGAGCACAGGGATGGCCGACTCAACCCAGGACACGCTAGATCATATCAGTAAAGTGCAGGCGCGCATTGCTGAGATACAGGCCAATTTAGACGATCGTGCTGCGCTTCACGATGCGAGCAAGCTGAAAGAGCCTGAGAAAAGCGGCTTTGATGTGCTGAGTGGGCAGCTTGCATCGCTCGTGTATGGCAGCCCCGAATATCGCGCCGCGCTCAAGGAAGGCAAGCCGACAATCGAGCATCACTATCGCCATCCGTTGAACCTGCACCATCCCGAACATTGGCCAAACGGGATCAACGATATGTCGCTGATCGATATTGTCGAAATGCTATGTGATTGGAAAGCCGCTTCGGAGCGCACGAAGCAAGGCAGCATTGCGGCGAGCTTGACCCACAACAAAGAGCGCTTTGTAATCGACGATCAACTAGCGGCTATTCTCGAAAACACGGTACGCGAATTAGGATGGTAAACAAAAATGGCCAAAACCGAAGTGAAACTCACGCATCCGCTGGCCAACACAATCGCTACAGTATCGGTGCGGCTAACAACTGAGTTTCGGCTACGTTTGTGGCTGACTCGTCAGTTACTGCGACTCGCGATAGGGATTAGCGGCGGGCGTGTGGTTTTCAACGATGATGATACGGAGTCTTCTGATGCACGCTGAAGCCTACGACTACGTGACCAAAGCCGCTGCGCAAGTACCGCACGCCGGCGAAGCGGTGCTAGAGATCGGCAGCATCGACATCAATGGCAGCGTGCGCGGGCTGTTCACTGGTGCGGCGCGGTACGTCGGCATCGACCGCATCGCCGGTGCGGGGGTCGATGTGGTGACCGATGCGCGCGACTACGACGGCGATGGGCAGTTCGCGGTGGTGGTCTGCTGCGAAGTGCTGGAACACGAAGTTGAGCCGCAAGTAATTATCGCGTGCGCGTGGCGAACGCTGAGGGCGGGCGGCGCGCTGATCCTGACCTGCGCCTCGACCAACCGCAAGCCGCACTCGGCAGACGGCAGTGAGCACCCGCGCGATGGCGAGCACTACCGCAATATCGACCCCGACGAACTGCGCACGCTGCTGAAGGACTGGGAGATCAATGACCTTGACTATCGCTTCCCGCCCGGCGATGTGTATGCGACGGCGCTGAAGCCAGCGAAGAAGAGGCGAAAGTGACCGACTTGATTGTCGCAGCCCTGGCAACCTTCCGACTCGTGCGGCTGATCATCGCTGAAGAAGGCCCGTTCAGCCTCATGCTGAAGCTGCGTGGGCGGCTCGACCCTGATCAGCACACCTGGCTTGGGCGCGGCATGGTCTGCCCGTGGTGTCTCAGCTTCTGGCTTGGGCCGCTGCTGATCACCACGCAGCGCACACGCATAGGGCAGCTACTGATCGAGGGCCTGGCCGTATCGGCGTTGGTGGGTCTGGGCATGCAGCACGGTGCGTGGTTCGTGCAGATATGGAGTAAACGACGATGACAGCGCTTGATCCAACCGATGATTGGCTACAGGTGTTTCACCATCAGAGCAATCCATCAACGTTCGACACGGTGACATTCAACAAAGTCGCCGATCTGGCAGCAACGATCGATGCACCGGTGATGCGCGCCGGCGCGATTCCGATGACGCTGCTGGCGACAACGAAGGCGGTTGTCTTCTCATCGCCGATGCCGAGCACAGCCTACCGTGTGACCTACGGTGCGCCGGCGCTGATCAACGTCGCCATCTGGACGACGAACAAGACGGTCAACGGCTTCACGGTCAACGTGGCGCTCGCGCTCGCGCAGACGCTTGACTACATCGCGGTGCAGGATCAATGAGTCTGCCGCTCGACAGCTGGCGGGCTGAGATGGGCCTGAACCCCTGGCACTTTTGGGGCTTGGCCGATCGTCAGATCGTGCCGATCGTCGCGGAGTGCTCCTCACTCGTGCGCGAATACAGCTGGCAGGGCAGCGACATGGCCGGGCGCGACGATATTCGTCAGGCGATCCGCGATGCGGAGACGAAGCTCGCCAGCTATCTGGGCTACAACGTGATGCCGGAGTATGGCGAAGCTGAGGTCGATTGGCCGCGCCACTACCAGGTGAACATGATCCGCCTGCGCGATTGGGACGCGACCGGGCGGCGCATCGCCGTCGCGCTGCCATCCGGCTATGTGCAGGCGCTGGGCATCGAGCAGCTGACCATGGCGGGCACCGCAACGGTGCTGGGCGGCGAGCTGGTCTACAGCGACCAATTCAGCACTGGCTTTGACGACACCTTCACGATTACGCTGCCCACAACCGTGACCGACCCTGATCAGATCGCGCTCTACTTCGCCACAGCGGATCGTTTCGACGACACGGCAACGGGCGAGCGCTGGCGGATCGAGCCAATCCAGATCGGCATCAGCGGCGGCAACGTGGTCATCAGCGGGCGGCGCTGGCTGCTCGTCAGGCCGATCCTGTACCAAGCGCCGAATCTGAATGCGATTGACCCGACGAACGCCGCAAACTTCGTCACGAGTTTGGAAGTGTACCAGCGCACCACGAACGGCGATGGCATCGCCGCCAGCACCTGCCAGGCCACGCTGATCTACGAGTCGGGCGACTGCGCATCCTGCTGGGGGCCGTGCTGGTGCAGTGGCGCGCCGTCGAGCACCGACCCGGCAACGACCGGGCTGGTCATCGCCCGCGCGGGTATCCGCGATAGCGTACTCGGCCTCGTCACACCGGGCGCGGCGAGCTACGATGCCACAGCGGGCAGCTGGACGGCGGCATGCTGCACCGGCTTTTGTGACCCCGATCGGGTCAGCGTGCGCTACCTGGCTGGATATCCGCTGACCAATGGGCGCATGGATCGGCGCTGGCAACAGGTGACCGCGCGGCTTGCCGCTGCCGAGCTGAAGCGCCGCATCTGCGCGTGCCGCGATACCAATGAGCGCCTACACGATTTACAGATCGACTTGACACTTCAGGCGACCGAGACCGAGCGCTACACGACAGCACCAGAAGACCTCTCGAATCCATTCGGCACCCGCAAAGGCCATGTTCAGGCGTGGCGCGAGGCGCGCTATCACATTCTACGACGCGGCACGACCGCATAAGGAGCAATCGCATGCCAGCTTTCCCGCAAACGAACGAAGTCCTAACACAAAACCTTATCCGCGCGTTCACCCAGCGCGGCGGGCCGGGCGTGACGAATCCGCTGCGCTACGCCGGGATGGAAGAGCAGTATCTGATGGTCGGCGACATCGCCAACCCGGTGCGCGGCTCGATCAATCCGATCAACGTTAACGACCCGTTTCAGCGCGGGCTGTTCCGGCGCATTGGCACGACGATCGAGGCTGCTGATATCCCCGATGCGGCCATTACCTTTAAGCAGCGCATCAGCGGTCCGCCGTGGTACGCCTTCTCGCTCGACTGCCCGATCAACATTTATGAATCGGAAGGACAGTGCGGCGATCCGAGTGACCCAAAGAACGGCTGGACTTCGATGCTGATTCTGTCGAACGGCATCGCCAGCGACCGCACGCACGCGGGTCGCACGCCATTCGACGAGAGCGAGGTGTCTACAACCGAAGTCCAGTTTACCTGGATGGGCGGCGTGTACCCGATCGGCGGCATCGTGCTGGGCGAACAGGCGGCGGTCGATGTGACGACCGAAGTGATCGACATCGTCTATTACAATGTCAGCTCGTGTGGTGACTGCGGGTCGACGAACGACGGCACCAAGTGGCTGTATGCGCTTCAGCAGACGGCGGGCGGCTCGTCGGCGGTCAACGGCAAAGTGCTCTACAGCACTGACTCTGGCGTGACCTGGACCGCCTCAGCGATCACCGGCCTTGGCGTCGGCGTGCTCGTCACTGCCATCGCCGTCGTCGGCAGCTACCTCGTGGTCGTCGCAAAATCCGAGAATGCCTACTACTACAGCCCGATCAACACCTTGACCGGCGCACCGGGGGCCTGGACGAAGATCACGACCGGCTTCGTGGCGACGAAGACGCCGAACGATATCTATGTGCAGTCGCCGAACCGCACCTACTTCGTCGGCGATGGCGGCTATGTCTATCTTGCGACCGACATCACGGCGGGCGTTTCAGTCCTCACCGCCGGCAGCACAACCACCGCGAACCTGCTACGCATCCATGGCAATGGCCGCACGCTCGTGGCGGTCGGCGCGACGAACACGATTATCAAATCGATCAACCAGGGCCAGAGCTGGGCGGCGACAACCACCACGGTGACTGGCACGCTTCAGGCAGTGAGCGTGCAGAACGACTATGACTACATGGTCGGCACCGCAGCGGGCGGCGTGTCGTACACCGAAAACGCCGGCGAGACCTGGACCGCGCTGACCTTGCCCGGCGCGGCGCTGGTGGGCATCCATGACATCGTGTTCGCGTCGGCAGAGGTCGGCTATATCGCGGCGACGCGCGCCGGCCCGACCGGGATCGTGTTTCGTACGACCTTTGGGGGTCAGCAGTGGAGTGAGGCACCATCGTCGGCGCTGCCCAGCGCGCCGACGTATGGACGACCCAATCGCTTGGCCGTGCCGGGTGTCCCGAATCTCGGCATCGCGGCGGGCAACCTGGCCGTCGCCGGCCTTGGCGGCGGCCTGGTCGACGGCATTATCCTGATCGGCGCGACGCCGCAACTCTAGGAGTGATATGAGCGAAGCGATCAAGGGCCGGGCAGTTCCGGCCCTGCCCACATACACATTTTCAAACGGCGCAGTGGCGAAGCTGCACCGCGTCTCGCAGTTCACGCAGGCGCATGTTGAGATCGCGGCCCGCAAGCGCACCCCGCCGCCCGCTGTGCCGCTCGTGACGGTCGATATGGGCAACGGACCGCAGCAGGAGCCGAACCCCGCCGACCCGGCCTATCAGCAGGCGCTGCAAGAATATCAGGTGTTTATTTCCAGCAAAGTCATGGACGGCTCGATCGAGCTCGGCGTGGAGATCGCAGTCGATCAGGCGGCGCTGGACGAGGTCAGCCGAGTCATGGAGCTACTGGGCACGCCGCTGGACGAAATCAGCCCGAAAGTGGCCTACGTCAAATACTGCTGCATGTTCGATATCCGAACGGAAGCGCAGCAACTCCGCGACGCGCTGGTAGCGGTAGGGCAGCCGAACGAGGAGGCGATCCGCGAAAACGTGGCCACGTTTTCGGGTGACCTACCGCAAGAAGCCGCTTGAGCGCTACGACGTGCCGCGCAGCGGCGTGTCCTATAGCTACCTGCTCGAAATGATCTTCGCCGCGCGCTGGCGTGGCCTCAGCGATGAGCAGTTCGAAGCGCTGTCGATCGACAGCCAGGCGCGCACGATCGCCGCCTATCGGGTCAGTCACCAGATCGAAGCCGTGCTTGCGACCGAGCAGGCCCGCAAGTCCAATCAGCCGCCGAGTCATCAGCCGCGCCGACGTGCGCCGCACAGGTAATCATGGCGCTCCAGCAGACCGGGGTTCAGCTTGTCGCGCAGGGAGCCGCGCCGTTCTTGGCCGATGTGACCAAGGGCAGCGCGGGCGTCGCCGCGTTCGGCCAGGCGGCGACGCATGCCGTTACAGGCGTGAATGCGTTCACCGCCTCGGTTGACCATGCCGCGAAAATCCAGGGACTAACTGACAAGCTTGCGGGGCAGAAAAAAGAGCTAGGCATTCTTGAGCAGGAGCTGACCAAAACTGCGGAGAAATACAAGGAGGGCTCGACGCAGGCGCAGCGCAAGGAGCTGGCGATTCAAAAGCTGACTGCGGCGATCGGCGTGACGGAACGTTCACTTGTCTCTGAGACACATGCACTGAACGCCGAGGCGCACGCGACGCAGGAGGCTGGCCAGGCGGCGGCGACCGCAGCCGTACCGGTAAAGCAGCTCGGAAAAGAGGCGCAAGAGGCCGGAGGAGGCATATCTGCGCTTCAGCAAATTGCGATCGGTGCGTTTCGGCAAATCGGCGCACTGGCGGTCAACGCGCTGGGCCAGGCTGCCAAGGCGATCGGCAGCTTTGTCGCCGATAGCGTGAATGTCGCGGGCGATTTTGAAGCGGGTATGAACAAGTTCCAGGCCGTCGCCGGCAAGGGCGTCGATACCAAGGGGCTGGAAGAGTTCAAGGATTTATTCATCTCGCTCGGGCGCGAGCTGCCGGTCTCGACTTCCGAGGTCGAGCAGGCCGCGATCGAGATGGTCTCGGGCGGCATCGACCCGGCGATCATTAAGGGCGGTGCGCTACGGCAGACACTGGAGTTCGCCGCCGCCTCGGGTCTCTCGCTTGCCGATGCTGCCGCCACATCCGCAAAGTTCCTAGCTGGTTGGACTTCCTCTAGCGCAACGGCGGCGGAGAAGATCGCATTCCTCGCATCCTCCACCGATGATTTGACCAAGGCGGCGGCGGCGTCGTCTACCACGGTCGCCGAATTGCGCCTCGGTATCTTCAACGTTCAGGGTGCGGCCCAGGCGCTGCACGCGCCCTTCAGCGACGTGGTGGCCTCGCTTGCGCTCCTTGCGCCGGCCTTCGAGTCGAGCGCCCAGGCCGGAACCGCGCTGAACGTGTTCATGACCCGCCTGGTGCCCGCCACGAACCCCGCGACCGATGCGATGAAAGAGCTTAGCATCATCTCAACTGATTACAAATCTATCGCCGACGATCTTGGCGTGACACTTGATGGCTCACAGCAATCCTATGCCGCGCTCAATGACGCTATCAACGCCACCATTACGGCGCAGGTCGGCGCTGGTGCATCACAAAAAGAGTTCAAGAGCGCCTACGACGCCTTCATTGGTGATTTCCAAGTCAATGCGTTTTTTGACGCGCAGGGTGCGTTCTTGGGGATGAGCAATGCTGCCCAAGTCCTGAAAGATCATCTGGGCACGCTGACCGATGAGCAGAAGATCAGCACGCTGCATACCCTGTTCGGCAATGACGCGCAAAAGGTCGCCAACCTGCTGATGCAGGACGGCGCAGCCGGGCTTGAGGCGATCAAGCAAAAGATGGATGAGGCGAACGGCGTGTCGCAAACCGCTGCGCTGATGCAGCAGGGCTATAACGTCGCGCTCGAAAATGCCAAGGGCAGCGTCGAGGCGCTACAGATCACAATCGGCAGTTTCTTGCTGCCAGTCCTGAGCGACCTGCTGAACAATGTGATCGCGCCGGGGATCAATCAGCTGACCACGTTTGCCGGCGCGTTGAGCGGCAACGACGATGCGTTCAATCAGCTCTGGCCGCCGATGCAGCAAATAGCGATTTTCCTGCAACCAATTATCGACGGCTTTGGTGCGAATGGCCTGGCCGGTGCGCTAGCGGCGACGATCACACAAATCGACACGCTCATCCCCGGCTTTGCGAACATCGTCACCTGGCTGTCGGGTGCGCTCTCCACCGCAATCGCGTTCGTCACCGACCACTGGGATACACTAAGTGGTGTCTTAGGCGCAGTCGGCGCGGCGTTTGGAACACTTGTTGTTATATCAAGTGTTGTAGGATGGGTTGGCGGGCTTATTGCAACGGTTGGAACGCTTGCGGCGACATTCACTGCCGCAAGCGGCGGTATCGCCGGAGTTGCCGCAATCCTTGGTGGCCCAGTCACGCTGGCTATCGGCGCAGTTGCCCTTGCTGTCGGCGGGCTTGTGCTCGCCTGGAACAGCGACTTTATGGGTATCCAGACGACGCTGACCGCCTTTTGGACAACCACCGCGCAGCCGATCCTAGCCCAGCTCGTGACCTGGCTATCAGCGAATGTGCCGACCGCAATCGCGACGCTGTCTTCATTCTGGACGAACACGCTTCAGCCGGCGCTAGCGGCCGTGTGGAGCTTTTTACAGGACAACATCTTCCCCATCCTGGAGGTGCTGGCAAACACCTACCTTGCGCTCGCCGGGGCTGAGGTTGGCGCGTTGGCGGCGCTCTGGACGGGCACGCTCTGGCCAGCGCTGCAAAACATTGCGGGCTTCCTCAGCGGTACGATCTTTCCTATTTTGGGCGCGCTCGCGAATGTTTATATCGCGTTGACCAAGAAGGAAGTCGAGGCGCTATCAGGGCTGTGGCAAAAGACGCTACTCCCCGCGCTGCAATCGGTCGGGGCTTTCATCACGGGCACCGTCGAGCCCGCCTTGAAATCGGCGGGCGACACGATCAACACCGTTGTGGGGCCAGCTGTCCAGGCGTTCACCGGCTGGCTAAGTGGCGCAACGGGCGGGCTGAATGGCATCGCCGGGGCCGTGCAGGGCGCGATCCGCTGGCTGAACGACCTAGCCAGCCGGCTGAATAATCTGGAATTGCCGGATTGGATGACGCCCGGCTCGCCGACGCCATGGGAGATCGGTTTGCGCGGCGTATCGGCGGCGATGGCCCAACTGACACAGGGGCCGATGCCGCGTCTGACCATGCAGCTCCAGGGCGTCGCTGCCACCACGTCGCCGCTGGTGCCGATGGCGGCCACCGCAGGGCAGATACTTGGCGGTGTGCGCGGCGGCGCGACGCACACCGTCGTCAACGTCGATGCGCGCGGCTCGACACTCACCGCTGGGCAGATTGAGCGCGCGGTGCGGGCGGGCATCGGCATATTCGATCGCGGCATCGGGCGTGACGTAGATGCACGACTCAGGACAGGAGCGTAATGTATCAATTTGTAGAGCTAACAGACGGCACAACCACGGCAACCTTGACCGATATGGTCGTGTATGTGCTGACCAGCCTTGACCTTGGCGTGGCCACGCTGCGCGACGGCGAATTAGGCGGCGAGGGGCCGTATGATGACGTGACCACGAAGGCAATCTTCCATGTGCGTGGCACCAGCGCCGCCGATGCCTACGCCGCGATCGATGCGGTCAATAAGCTGCTCGACAACGCGCGGCGCTGGTGGCGCGGCGACAGCTCGGTTGCGCTCGTGAAGCTACGTGTTCAGATCCAAAATAGCACACTGCCGATCCTGGAGTGCGTGATCAAAGGCCGCGCACCGGGCGGCCCGCCGAACATCCGCCCGCAGATCACCTGGAACCAAAATCTCTGCCTGTATATCAGCGAGGATGTGGAAATCGAGTTCGTGCGACGGGGCCAGCTGTTGGGCGCGACCGAGACGCTGACCACCAGCGGCTTCGTCAATAACGGCGATGTGATGGGTCCGGGTATCGGCACCTTCACACCGCTGGACGGACTGCACCCGACGCGCTACCGTATCGGCGGGCTCACACGCGCGACGACGCCGTATGTCGGGCCGGGCTTCTTTCTGGTTGCGAATAGCAGCGGTAAATTTGTTATCCTTGAGGCCGAGTCGCTGACATGGAATGTGATCGCCAAGGGCGGCGCGGTCGGCAGCACCGCAAGCGTCGCCGACGTGCTCAACAACGCACGTGGCGGCTCCATTCGACGCCTGACGGCGACGACTGCCGGCACCGGGCTGACCTATCAGGGCATCGGCAATCTCACGATCACGTTTGCGCGTTCGGCGCGCTTCGCCTGCGTCTTTGCCAACGTCAAAAACACCGGCTTTGGCGCGACCTGTCAGGCACAGGCACAGATCGTCGATGCGAGTGGCAGCGTGATTTCGTCCGCGCCGGCGGTGCCGATTGAGGTTGATGGCGCAGCGCGCTGGTACAACCTCGGTCTGATTGCGATGCCGCCGCCGAATGTCAGCGGCTCGAACGGCGGCACGGTCAATGTGCTGATCAGCACCACGATCGGCGGCGGCGTGACGTTCGATATTGACTCGATCGTGGTGTTCGGCATCACCTCTGAGACGGATAAGGCGATTGGCATCGGCGCAAGCTACCCGCTGGGCATCCCCGCACCCACCAACCGCACCGTCGCAATCGAGATCAACCACCAGCTGATCACCGCGCCAGACACGCGTGTCGTCACGATCGCGACTGATGGCGTTGATGACCTGGCTGGCGTGGATTATCGGCGCGGCGATGTCGTGTGCATCACCAGCCCGGCCAGTCCCGGCGGCAGCGGCGCACCATCAGGGCTGTGGCTGGTCAACGGCAGCGAGGGCGGCGGCAGTGGCACGGGTGGCAACTACTGGCGCTACAGCCCCGGCGGCGTGCTGTTCCAGGCCACATTAGAGGCGCAGCGGCGGCTGGCCTACGTCGTGCCGAGGTAATGAGATGCCACTTCAAATAGCAGTCTTTCAATCTCTGATCGGCCCGATCGTCGCCGATGTGACGACGCGCGCGACTGGTGTGTCATGGACGACCAACGAGCATGGCTACGAGCGGCTGTCGGGCGCAGCTGATGCCGGGCTGCCTGAGTCGTTCCGTATGTTCAACCAGCCTGGCAATCTGCACGTTGAGGCGAACTGGAATGCGCTGGCGCTGTGGGAAGGCCGTCGCGAAGACCCGGGCCTGCATGCGGGCGCTGCCGATGGCGGCTACGACCTGGGGGCGATCGGCTACTGGCATGCCCTGAGCGATCTGCCCTACGTCGCCTTTTGGAGTACCACCAGCGTCGCCGAGTGGCGCACCGTAACGGCTGAAGACCTGGCCGCGAACATTACGAGCGAGCGCTACACGATCGACACCAACAACAGGCTCTATGTCGCGCCACAAAAAAATAACGCCTATACCATCACGACCACGCAAGGCGCACTGGTCTATGAGGTGCTGGATTCAACCACGCGATCGATGGTCGGCGCGGATATCACCTTCAGCGTCCTACTGCCGGTTGGCTGGACGGCACGGCTGCTCCAGTATGATGCGGTGTGGGGATTTCTTGGCGTCGTCTGGACGCAGGCAGGCACCGCCGCGCTTGTCACCGGCGCGGCGCATATCACGATGGCAGGCACGGGCAAGCTCGTGTTCATTGTCAACCCCGCAACAGGTGCGTACGTCGGTGAGACCGGCGCGAACTATGCCAAAATCACCAGCATTCGGATTGTCAGCTCGCTCACCAATCGGGTCAACACGACGCTGACCGTCGCGCGGGCGAATGGCGCGGGCGTGACCTGCACGGTCGGCAGCACCGCGCGCATGTATGCCGGGCAGCTGCTCGTGATCGCCGGCGGCGGTAACAGCGAGCGTGTGGCGATCACTGCTGTCACCGGCACAACCACCTTCACCGCAACGATCGTCAACGCGCCCGGTGGTGGATACCCGATCGGCACAACCGTGCAGGCGCATGTGATCTACGCTGACGAGGTGGTCAGCGACATGCTTACGTCGATCGTCGCGCTCAACCCTGGCCAGCTGTCGAGCAGCACCGCGCTGATTCAGTCGCCCGCGCTGGACCTGACCGATGTGATCTATGCCGATACGGCGTGCGACACCGTGCTGGCCAGCCTGGCACAGCTCGGTGATGCCACGAGCCAGACCTATGAGGTTGGGGTCTACGAGCGACGCGCGCTGTTCTTTCGGCCACAGGGCAGTGCGGGGCGGGCCTGGTATATCGACGCCGACGAGCTGGATATCCAGCGCTCGATCGAAGACCTGGCAAACAGCGCCTACGCGACCTACCAGGGCAACGGCGGGCGTACGCTGCGCACGGCGATCAGCGCGGATGCCGCTAGTATCGCACAGTACGGGCTGACTCGCCGCGCATCGGTCGCGACCACGACGACGAGCAGCACCCAGGCTGCCAGCCTGCGCGACACCTTTGTCGCTGACCAGAAAGACCCGCTGCCGCGCGCGAAGATCACGTTCGATCGGGTCTACGATGCGCACGGCGTGCGCTACCCGCTCCTGCTCGTGCGTGCGAACGACACGATCACGATTCGCAACCTGAGTCCAGCGCTGGGCGACGGGGCCGATCGCGTGCGCACGTTTCAGATCATGCATACCGAGACGCGGCCCGCTGAAGGAATCGAGGGTGTCATCACAATCGAGATCGAGACGCCGCTCCCAACGACGGTGACGACGATTGCAGGCGTGGGCAAGGCGGCGGGCGATAGTCGTGAGACGAAAAATAGCCGCGCGACAGCGTCGAAGAACAATAAGAATATTTAGGCAGAACAACGCAACCCCGGCAATCGCCGGGGCCGCTGCTATGCCTGATACTTCCCGATTATCGCGCGTAATAATCGAGTGCAAAGGAGCGCGCAGATCACACGATCTGCGCGCTCTGAGAGCCGATAAACGAGCTAGTGGCGCGGAATCGGAACCTCCACGACATCATACGCAGAACGATACATTCGCGCGTACACGACCCATCCCTTCTCTGCCGCATCGCCGATGGCGATGCGGCCGTGCGTCTTGCCTGGCCCACCCCATTTGCCAGGCAGAGCATCGGTGTAAAGCGCTGCGCTATCGACATCTGCGCCGGTAAACGCCGCCGCCGCATCAAGCACCGCCTGCCGTCGCTCGGTCAGCGATGCGGCGGGATCAACGACCAGTAATCCACTCTCAATCAGTTCGTCAGTGCGCACACTCTGTAACATCATCGTACTCCTCTGCCGCATCAGCGGCTGTTCATCGCTCGTCGGGGACATCCCGGCGAGGCTACTGCTGCCTGAATTATACCCTACGCCGCGATGCGACCGCGCTGATCGGCGACTTTCGCGGCGTAGACCCGGCGCTGTGCAGGCGCGATGGCGGCAAGCAGATCACCGCACACACACGCCTCGACCGCGATCGTCGCGCTCAGGCCAGCCTCAGTGAACTGCGCATGCAGGCGCTCGGCAAACGGCAGACCATCGCCGAGTGGCACCAGGAACAGCAGCTCATCGCCGCTCTTGTATCGCGTGCGATAGAGCGCCCGATCGCTGGCGCGGTGCTGGATAGCGACGCGCACGCGCCGGTCAACCTCGTCTTCGCCGACCGCGTGGTTGAGGTCGTGGATTTTGTCCAGGTCGATAAAGATCACGTCACATGAGCCGGTGTGGGTGCGGGCATACTGATCGAAGGCGGCGCGGGTACTGATGCCGAACGCGGAGTCGTAGGAGAGACTACGAATCGCGCGGCGACTGTAGAGCGCCACGAGGGACGTGCCGAGGGCGATGGCTGCGAGTGTGATAGAATGAAGCTGCATAGTAGAGCTGTATCCTCTGTTGTGTGGGTGAGTACTGTAAACACTCACCCACCGTTATTGATGAAAAGCTAGATTAATTGCCTTGCCGCACCTCGAACTCATACACGACTGGCGCGCCGACAGCGTTCTGAAATGCGCGGACCTCATCCTCTGTCCAACCCTGCCCGCCGATCACTCCCTGATAGACTGCGAGCGGCGTGCTCCCCGAAGGGAGTGTCTGTCGCTCCCCAGCCCACGACAGCCCGTACTCATTGCGAATAAGGACCACCCCTGTGCCATTCCAGCGCAACTCAGCGCTGGGGATTGCCTCTGCAAGCATATCAGCCTGCTTCTGGAGTACTGGATGCAACTGTGTATTCATTGTACTTTCCTTGCTTCTCGCCGCAATCAGCGGCGTCTACGCGGCGGGTGTGCCGCTAGCGTTCGTCTGCTGCGCCTGGGCTGCCCAGAGCGCGGCGATCAACTGGTCAAGGCCGCGCTGCGCATTTCCACTCACACACATCGCGCGCGCCTCTTGGAGCCAGGATACAGCTGCGAGCATGTCGTCTGTGATATGCAATAATCGGCCGTCGGCAGCCAACTCGAAAACAAGTGTCGCTGCTGCGTTCGCATCCGCCTTGCCGTAGCGAATGCCGCCATACGCTCCTGTCGCGCGGCGACGCAGTTCCAGCGCCGCCTTGTCGCTCTGAAGTTCTAGGCGGCGGATCGTCGTACCGCCGCCATAGTTCCCGTGTCGTCTATCGTCCATTACGGCTGCTCCACACCGTACTCGGCAATCAGTGCTTGGAACCGGCCCGACAAATCGGCATTGATATACCAAACATCGCCTTCTTGCGCGGCCTCTAGCTTTTCGCCGGTGTGTCCAAGCGCCTGTGCGACCTTAACGATATTGCTACTTACAAGTCGGGCATCGTCGTCGCTCAGCTCGCAAACATTGATGATTGTGCCTTCCGGCAGTCCGCCGTATAGCATTGCGTGAAGATCGTAGAGTTGCATTGCCGTGTCTCCTGTGCGCTACTGCTTCTAACTGAATGCAGTATAGCACACTGATAGACTGTATGCAAGTAAATATCCCGTCACGTAGGCGCGGCCTTCAATCCATCCATCGCCCATAGATCGCCCGCTCCTCAACCCACGCCTCATAGCTGCCATCGCGTAGGCCCAGCTCGACGGCGGGCTGCTCGCCGATACTCAGTCGAGGCATCGCGCGCTTCTGATAGCTGACCTTGCGGGGCTTGCCGACTGCGCGCGGGTCGTTCGGCTGATAGAGCACCAGGCCGTCGCTGATGCGCTCGGCAATCAGCGCTGGCGGATAGTGCAGCTGCTTCAGCAGTTCGTCGCTGATCGCGAGCTGGCGCAGCTGGGCATTCCAGCGAAGGCGGAGGCTCATCTAGTCCTCCATATCCGATCGTCGTGTTAGCTCAACCTCGACTGAAGAAGCGGCAGACCGCAACACTTCTCCAAGTTCATTCAGTGTCTCCGTGCTGAACTTCTCGGCATGGCGCAGTAGCCGGTCACTGATCAGCCGTGCCGCCTTGATAAGATCAGGTGTGCGGCCACCGGCCCTTGCGTCGGGGCGGGCGGTCTGTCGCCGCCCGCCCCATGCCGCACGATCACCGCGCGGCATCAGGACTGCACCAGTTCGATCTGGCGAGCATCCACAAACGAATCCTCCATCCATCCGCCGGGGTCGCTCCACTTCTCGATCGTCGCATCCTCGATTTCAACGTTGCCGTTGGATTTGACCAGTGCGACCGAGAGACGACGACCATCGCCAAGCGGCTGCTTTACAGTCGTGCGCGGACAGCCGAGATCGTTTACACTGCTACCGTGAGCGCCATAGACCGGCTCTTGAACCCAGCCACTCAACGGAACCTGAATCGTGTACATGTTCTTTCCCTTCCTGATGCTGAGGGCGGTGATTGCACCACCCTCAGTCTTCTGGCCCTACAGTGCGAAACGATCACCCCGCGCCGCCGCCGCCTCAATATTTGCCTTACGCTCGCCCCATACACGAATCGCTTCTTCACGCGACGTGCCCGCCGGAACGCCCATTGATTTGAGGCTCGCGCCACCCTGAAGTGCTGCGATATCCTCAGCGATTGCCTTGACCTCTTCCGCCATTCGCTTCAGTTGCTGCTCAGTTGCTTTCATTGTTTTGCCCTCGTATTACTTGCTTCTTGACTACACTTGAATTATAACAGAAACCCAAGTGTATGTCAATACCCCCACGCCCCCACTTTCGCCCCAAAACGCAGCCCAGCCCCGGCACTCGTCGGGGCTGGGCAATGCGACGGCGTCGGAGCGCCGATAATTAGTATGTCTTCTTGATTGTGATCTTAAACGACGAGCCATCATCAAGATCGACATAAAAATAGCTGTAGCCGCCGTCCTGACGCCACATGACAGTGCGTAGCAGCCCCCGCACATGCATTTCAACCAAGCGACGGATCATTCGTAGGAGCTGGTATTGTGTCATTCGTTTATCCTTCCCGGTCTGCATGCCGGGCAATGACCGTTCGCTACCGCAGCTCCCCGCGCTTGCTTCGATTTAAGCGCTGCGCTACAGTGGGGGCAAGCGTAAGCGCTTGGCACCTGAGCGACCGCTACCGTAGCTTCAAGCGCTTCGCTTGGCCCAAGCGATCCGCCGCTCGCACCGTTAAGCGCAGCGCTTAAGACCAAGCGACTGTTTTGAGCGTTCGCTACGGGAGCGCTCAAATTGAGCAAGTCAGCCAAGGTATCGACTGCGCCATCTTCCGGCGATCTGAAGCGCTCTGGTAGCGTTTCAAGCGCTGTTTCGTGGGCACTAGATGGGCGCTTGTGCTCTTGTGCTCGGGCGCTTCCGTACATGTTCAGTGTGTAAGCGAACGCTACCAAGGGGAAGCCCGCGTGAAGCCAGGCCCAAGCGCCTTGAGCGCTATAGACATAGTAGGCAACAGCCACGCTAAACAGAAGCGCTACCACGGCGGTCAGCCAGGTCCAAGCGCTTGAGCGTCCTTCTTCAGCCCAAGCGATTGCACCAACATAGACAAACTCATAGCCGATGCCGCCCATCACGGCGAACGCGAACGAAGCGCTCGACAGATCGCTGCCACGCCAAAGCCACAGATAGACCGCGTAAGCCTGTGGAGCAACTGCGAAGAGCAGCGGCGCGTAACGGGCCTCAAGCAGGACCAGGAAAGGTGCTAGGCGTTTTCTCATTGTTCTTTTCCTATCTCAGCCCACACATTGTTATCCAGTGCGAATCCATCGGCCTGCATCAGCGCGCGTGCCTGTTCGCGGCTCAAGCCCGCCGCGCGGTATTTTCGCATTAGGACGCGCTCAGACGGCTCTGTCTGAGCGGTCTGGTCTGGTCTGGTCTGCGCGGGAAGCCCAAAAACAGCATTTTCAGACAGACCAGACGGTGCCACGAGCCGATCGAACGTCTGACCAGCGGAGACCCCACCCCACACCCGCGCGCGCTTCGTTGCCTCCGTCGCAAGACGCGGCACATGTCGGAGATCCATCGGGGTCTCGCCCTCATCAGTCACAATCGCGGCGCGGCGTTCGTTCGTCGCCGGGTTGCGTGCGCAGCGCACCAGTGCGTAGTTATTGCGCGCGGTCGAGCTGTTCAGCCCAAGGTCATTTAGATTCTTGCCCTGGCCGATCAGGACGATCTTGATGTTGCGATGGCGGGCGCTGTAGCCTTTGGTGCGGATGAATTGCGACATCCGCGCTTCTTTCTTGCCATCCTCGCTTGTGACGAAGCCCAGCTCGCCGACGAGCGCCAGCACCTCGTCGATGATGACCACGAGTGGGCGCGGCGTCGCCGTGCGAAGCGCGTGGCGACGGCGCTGGTCCTCAGCGTCGATTGCCACGAGCATCGCCTTGATACTGGCGTATTCGTCGCCCGTATCATCGAGCGTGACGAAGTCAATCCCGCCCCACTTCTGCTCGCCGGGCTTGTTCGGCATGGGATCAATCACGACATAATCGCAGTCGCCGAACATCGCCACGATGGCTTGCGCCAATGTGGACTTGCCCGCCTTCGATGGCCCATAGATCAGCAGATGCGGGCTGTCGTTCAGCGCGTCGCGCCACTGCTCGGTTGTGAGAGCGCCGCTGGGGATTGGCTGTGCTGGCGCTGAAGGCACAACGATCGAAGACTCAATCGCGCCTTCCGTCTTCGCTTCTTCCGCCAGTCCCGGCAGCAGCGTCTGCTGCATCCAGCTTGGCAGCGATCGAACGACGCCGAACGTCGCAAAGCCACGACAGAAGAACGGCGAGCGACGCACGCCGAACTGAAGCAACGCAATTACAACGAGCACCGGATGCTGCGGTGCCAGGAGCAGGAAGAGGATATCGATAAGATAGGATGGTGTGGGCATGGCTATACTCCGAAGAAGATATGCGCCCATTGAAACGGCACACCGGCACACTGCGCGGCCTGTTGATCTTCTTCCCGATCTCCGATCATCAGTGTTCCTGTTGCAGCAGCTTCTGGATAATCCATCATCGCCTCATGGATCATTGCGCCGCTTGGTTTGCGACGGGCAACCTGCGAGGGCAAACGGTAGCGCAAATAGAGGCCCTTCTTGTGGGCAAAACAGACATAGATCGGCGTTTGCTCCAGAGACAGTTTCAAATCAATAACCGCACGATAGAGCTTTTCCCAGGCGTCAAATTCTGTGACATGGTCGAATGCAACCCCGGCCTGGTTTGTTACAATGCCGATCGTATTGCCACGCTCTAGAAGGCTGCACAGCCGCTCAATACGCCCCGGCAGCACATCCCAATCAGCATAGAGCTTGTCGGGCGTATCCATATAGCTACTGATCAGCGTGCCATCGAGGTCGAAAAGATACAACATAATCACCCCCTACTCTGCCACAGCAGCTTGAATACACACACCGCAATTACCACCGCCAGCAACTCGAAGCCGTGCGTTGCAAATGCCAAGAGCACAAGCCGCGCGAGATAGAATGCCGGCCAGGCCAGGATGCCGAACTGATCGAAGCCGCTGCGCGATACGACCGCTACGACGTTCGGCCAATCGGTGATGGCGTCGAAAATACTCACAAGATAGATCGCGTACGTCGCCACACGAAAGCCAGCAGCGGCGAGGCGCGGCAAGCTGAACTCCATCAGCATCGGCGTGAGTGTGAAAAGGATGGCGATAGCGCCTGTGTACTGCGCCACGTCGCCCGGCAGCGATGGCAGGATGTGCGCGGCGAAAGCACTCGTTGCCGCAATCGTCGGCTGGAAATCGAAGTGCCAGGCCAGCGCCCAAAAGACAATATCCAATGCCGCAAGGGCGATAGCCAACACCAGCGCCGCCGCGCCGCGAATGCCGCTGAGATTGGCAAGTGAGCGCTGTACATTATCGCCCAGGTCGAGCGCGTCGAGGAAAGCGCTGTGCGTGTTCGTGGTAGTGCTGCGCATCATCGCTACTTCCCCCGACCGTGCGTCATTGGTCGCCCACCATCCGCCGGCGGCTCACCAGCGACCGGTAGGCTCTTGTAGAGCTCGGCGCTGATCGGCGCGACGGGCTGCGCCACAGCAGTCGGCTCTGGCGGCGCGCTCCACGTCGAATCCACGCCGGCCAGCGTCGCGCTGCCGTCGCTGGCGTAGATAAGCTGCGATGCTGGCTCTGCCACGGCGGGCGCGGTCACTCCGCCGGCAGGTTGCTCGATAGGTGTCGGCTGCACCGCAAGCGCATGCGCGCCGTCGCGCGGCAGTTCCGGGCGCGGTGTGAAAGCCGGATTGCGCGTCGGCGTGGCGATGATCGGCTGCGCAGCGTAGGCTGGCGCTGGCGCGGGCGTGCCGCCGCTGGGCCAGAACATCGCCAGCAGCAAGATGATGACGACAGCGATCACGCCATAGGCGGCACTGCGCTCGGATGTGGATTGGGTCATGATGGCTCCTTCAGTCCGGCAAGCGCGTTTGCAGCGATTGTGCGCATCTCGCCACAGGATTCACACGGCTCGATATCCCCCAAATCGTCGGCGCAGGCCCCAACGGGCTCGCGGTCGATCTGTTCCAGTGCCGCACGCAACACCGCCACGCTAGCCTCAGCGACCGCAAGGCGATCCCACAGGCGGCGCAGTGATACCTCTGCGCCATCTGCGTACCAGCGCGCCATCGTCTCTTGCTCTATCTGCTGACGGATTTCGTCTAGCTTACTCATGTGCTACGCCTCTCCCTGGCGCTGCTTGCGTAGCGCCTCGACCGTACTTCGTAAAAACCATGGCCGCGACTGCCTGCCGCGCGCCGTGCGGTGGTGCGCGGCCAGCTCGCCACGCTGCACCAGATAGTCCAGTGTGCGCAGCTCGATATCGAGCAGTTCCGCCGTCTGCTTGCGCGAGAGATACTCCGGCGCTTCGTCCATGTATCGCTCCTGTATTCGCGAATATTCGCGAATAGGATACTACGAAAAAAGCAGCGTGTCAAGCCAGAGTCGCGAACATCGGCAGATCATCGATCGCGCCGCCGATCTGCCGCCGCTGCTGCTCTGCCTCTTGCCAGTCGTTGGCGTTGCGGCCATTTTTGCGTGCGTTCAGCGACCAGGCCATGCTGTCGGCGCTGTGGAGCATATCGCGCACAACCGACCACGCCAGCGCCGTGCGCTTGAGCCCAAACCCATGCAGACGCAGATCGGGCCGCTCGCGCTTGATCATATAGAGCACATCACGGATCGCACTCGGATCACCGTTGCGCTTGCACACGCTGCCGACGCCAACCCACATATCCTGTTTCAGTCGCCGTCCATACTGCCGGATGTGCGATACATACTCCATCGGCCTATAGCCCTGTAGGACTGGCATGACCGCTAGGCCGAATTGTGTCGCATGCCAGTGCAGCGCGTCGTAGCGCGCGATCGTCAGTCGCTGATGGTCGGCGACGGTGAAGCGCACGCCGGTGTGCTCGAATCTCTTTTGGAGGATGTAGTCTTCGCACATATAATCCTGCGTCACAATCGTGACACGTCCGCAGAGGCGCGCGACGCGGCCACCGATGATGGCGTACTGTCTTGGCGTCAGGACATGATCGCCGTGCAGTTCCAGGATGCGAAACGACTGCGCGTCCATCAGCAGTTCCTCACAGCCAAGCGGCTTCTCGCGCGTCAGCAGCCGCCCGGCATGAATGCAGCAATGCCGGAAGTGCTGTGCGTCGCTTGGTTGATGCAGTCCTGTGTAGAACGTCTCTATAGTAGCTGCTCCTGCACCACGCCACGCGCGGCCCGGATGCGCCGAGATCTCGGCGAGCGCTCGGCTAGGCGACGGATGGCGGCGCGTATCACGTCATACAAAAGCCGCTCTCGCATACATCCCCACTCTCAAACATATCAGCCTGATCACCAACGACCTGATCAAGCGGGCGAAGTCTGCGCGTCAAAAACACTTTCCCGCGACCAAGCAAAAGCTCTGATCGATCACTCAGTGTGCGCTCAAGCGCAACGGCCTTATCAAACAACTCAGGCGTCTCGCGCTTGAGCTTCTGCCATGCGGGCATGCGGTGGAACGGACAAAACCAGCAGCTGGACTTCGGCGGCACTGGCAGGCCAGCGCGCTCAATGATATTCATACAGTCTTGGCGAGTTAGGCGCATATCAATCAGCGGATACTCCAACACCTGTGTGTCAATCCCGCTGTCGGTGCGCGCACGCTGAAATTCGTCCAGGCTGATGCCAAGCCCGGTAACGGCCCGATCTGTACGTGTCGCCCCGTGCCGCCGTTGCCAGACTGCAATGCGCCGGATTTTGAAATCAGCGGTGCAGGAGCGCCGGCCCGGCGCTCCTGCACCCTCCAGGTAGATCGGAATGCCCGTTGAGCGCGAGCCGGGCCGCGTGAGTTTGCGATACAGTGTCTCTTCTTCGCCATCTTTGCGGATGTGGCGCAACTCAATCAAATCGATTCCTTGCGCCACTGCGTAGGGCATCGCCACATCGCGCACATAGTCAAGCGTTGCCGGGTGTTCGCTATCATCACCGACGTTCGAGAAGAGAAAAATCGGAAAGTCTATTTTGCCTTGTGCGGCCAGCACCAGCGCTGCTGTGCTCTGGACGCCGCCGCCATAGCTAAAAACACGTAGTGTCACAGCATCATCTCCAATTGCAGCCCCACGGTTGCCCGCACCGGCCGCTTCGCCTTCTTCGGTCGCGCCTCAGCGAAATCGGCGGCAATCGCCGCGCTCGTCGCCTCGATAATCCGCGCAGACTCAAAGCAGTCGTGGCGCGGTGCTGGCCAGCCAGGCGGCGGATAGGTGCTGGTGGCGATACAAATACCGCACTGCGCCGGGTGAGTGCGCATTGTCAAAAACGACCCGTGCCAGAACCAGCGCTCTGCGAGGTCAGGCGGAATCATCACATCGATGTCGGTCAGTTCGCCGTCGATCTCATAGCGCGGCGCATCAACCAGGCCAGAGTCATCCACGAGCTGCGCACGAACGCCGTTCGGCAGCGCAAGGACCAGCGGGTAGGCATTCATTGCAATGTCTCCAGATAGGCGAACATCGGCAGCGCATTCAGCTTTAGACAGTGCGGCGAGAAGGCGATCATCTCGCGCTTGGCATTCTCGCGCCCACGCCCCTCTCCTTGCGAGCCGTAGCCGCCGGCGGCCTTCCAATGGATAATTTCCCAGCCTTCCGGCATCTGAAAATCGTAGCCACAGAGCGCGATCCGCATCAGCGGATTGTCGCCATGCTCGATTGCCCAGGCGCGCACATCCTCAAAAATCTGATGCTCATAGGCGTAGACATCAGCCCGATCGGCTTGCGCATAGGGCGGATCAAGGAAGACAGCGGTGAGACCGTGCCTGAATGTCACAGAGGGGCCAGTGACGCGCCGCCAGTCGCCACAGCAGACCCGCACGCGACGGAGGCGAGCAGAGAGTGCGGCGAAGTAGTCTTGCAGGCCGCCCGTTTTGGCATCGAACGCACTCGCATGAATGCCCATCCCGCTTGCGCCACTATCGCCCTGCAGGTGCGGCATCTGCTGATGTAGGCTTTCGCAATGGACGCCGAGTCCCTTATGCGTGCGCTTTCCTGTGTCCGCGACGATCGGGCGCTTGCGCGGCAACTCACGATTGATCCCGCGGTTGTCACTTAGGTGCGGGCGCTTTTGCCATATCTCCCCATCCTGCGTCGTCTGTTTATGGTCAAAGCCAGCGCTCCGATGCACACCCCGCCCGCCGTCGCCGACGTGCGGAAGTTGCCGCACGTCG